ATATAACGTAGTTATATAATAATATATTATTAATATATTTGCACTACAAATTAAACATTAAAATAATAAAGTTATTATGATTAAAATAAAACAAAGTAATGCTGTTAGTGCATATAATGTACTCAAGCAAATTAAGACTAAAGAACTTCCTGCTGAAGTAGCTATTGCTATTTGGAAGAATGTAAAAGTATTAAAGCCTATTGCAACTTCTTATGAAGAAGCTATTAAAGATTCTAAAGAATCTCTTAAAGGTGACAATGATGAAGAGATGTCTAAGCTTCTTGCTGAACTTCAAAAGAAAGAAACTGATGAAGCTGCTGGTAAATATACTTTTACTCGCACTGATAATGAAAATCGTGCTAAAGTAACTGAGTATTATTCTAATGCTCAAAATAAACTTAATGCTTTTATTAAAGACCTTGATAATAAAGAAGTAGAAGTAGAACATACTACTATTAAAGAGGACGATTTAATTAAAGCTCTTATTGGTACTGATTTTAATATTGGTGTTATTGAACTTATTGATTTCTTATTTGAAGATGCTCCTAAAGCAGATGATAAAGAAAATAAGTAAAACATTAAACCCGCCCCGTAGAAGATGTAATTGGTAGAACTTCTACTAATCATACCTTTTACGGGGCGGCTTTCATATTAATAATTTAACTACTACTGATATGGCTTCTATTGCTCAGCTTACTAGTGAAATTTTACATGGTGTAGGTCAGCCTAATAATCATACTCTACGTGAAAGAGTTCGTAATGCTATAATTCATACTCGTAATGAACTTATACGTAGAAGTTATGAAAATCATGCTTACGTTGATAAAATTCATACTCAACGTTTTAAAGTTTCACTTATTACAGTTAATGATGGTGATGTAGAACTACCTAAAGATTATGAAGGAGTTCCACTTGATAAAATTAAAAGAACTCTAGATAAAGTTCCAAGACCTATTAGACTTACTAATAATCTTCCTTTTGATAGAGTTAGTTCTGTAGGATATAAAACTAATAGAGAGTTTCCTTATATTAAAGAAACTACTGCTAGATTTAAAGGAAGTGTTCCTGGACTTTGTGGTGCTATTAGTTATGACTATATTAATGAATATCTTTATTTATTTCCAGCTAGTAAAGATAAAATTGTTCCAGTAGATGCTATTGTTATAGAATCAGCTTTTGAACATCCTAATCAAATTCTAGATATTAATGGAGACCTTACTGTTGAGAATCATCTTTATGATGACAACGAATGGTTACTTAGTGAAGATATGATTGGTCAAATAAAAGAAATAATATATAAAAGGGAACTATTAAATCAACATCAAGAAACAGATGAAGTTCCTAATACTATAAAATATAATTAGTGTATGACTGCTGTAAGACTTAATCCAATAAATATGAGTAAGTATCATCAAGATATGAAAGATGCTTTTACTCTAGAACTTGAAAGAGCTAGACTTTCTTATGATGAACTAGCTGGCAATATAGTTGAAAAACGTTCTAAGATTGTTCCTTATGTTGATAGTTTTGCTCTTCCTGTAATTGACTATCCAGAGTTTCAACAGAACAAGTATATAAATGGTCGTCTTGAAAATGCTGCAAAAGGTATGTATGAAGATAAACGTAATGACCTTGAACATAAACATCTATGTTTTAGACTTGTTGCTTATGCTGTTGATTTACGAAAGATGAGTGAGTTAGAACAAAAGATTAAACTTTATGAGAAATGTATTGCTCTAAACTATGCTGAATATAGAAATATAATTGGTATATTTTATAATAAAGTACATGATGTTCTAATTCTTAAAGGTCATGGTTATCGTCTTGAAGGTAAACTAGGTTATGTTTGCATTAATAGAGTTCTTAATACTGGTTGTAAGATTTGTGACTTTGTTGCAACTAATAAATATAAGAAAGAACTTGAAGCTAAAGGCATTAGAATTTGGAATAGAGAAGAAGCTGAATTTGCTAAAGCTAATGGTTTAGAATATGATGCAGTTGACCCTAGGATTTATAAAGCTGATGAAAGTTGGTATGAACTTGCTCTTTGTAATTGTACTCTTCATAGAGCTTATGGTTATAAACTAAGCATGATTGATTATCGTTCTGTAAAAGTCAGACAATATACTAATGAAGGTTTAATTAAACTTACTGGTGGTGATAAAGAAAAGATATGTCATTTACCTGTATCTCTAAAAATTAAACTAACTCTGTGTTTACAAGTAGATAAATTAATGTATACTAAATTTGTTAGAAATGAAAATCAAACGAAATGTGGATTTGAAGCGCATCATTGGTAAAGTTGATAACGACTTTAATCTTAGTGAAAGTGATTGGATTCCTCGTGCTGCTGCTTGGATAATTGATGCACTTAGTCAAATGAAATGTCTTCCTATGGCTAAGAAAACTAGAAGACTTCAAATAATTAATCGTATAGGTATATTTCCTTGTCAGTTAAATGCTACTGATATTAAAGTATTTGATGATTATGGTTGTGAAATAAAACAACTTGAAGCTAATAATAGTTGTTGTAATTCAGGATTTGGTTCTAAAACTAATGTAGAACCTAGTCCTGAAATTGCTGTTATAGATGATACCAATAAAACTGGTCGTAATTTTATGAAGGTTGCAACTATTAGAAGAGCTGATGATAGTCGTAATTTTGTAATAACTAATAATGGTCATATCGAACTTAACTTTGATACTGATTGGATAAATGTTCAAAGTTTTGAACCTATGACTTATTATGATGATTATTATGATTGTGAAGTTCCAATGGTTTATGATAATGGTATTCTATTAGAAGCTATAAGTTTTTATATTCTATATAAATATCTTAGTCGTGGTAGTCATCATCCAGTATATGATTTAAAGAGTAGTAGTCCTGTTACTAATCCTTATATTCAATGGAAAGAATTAAAGAGTAAAGCTATTGCTTCTGTTCGTAATGATTTATATAATGCTGATGGTTGGAGAAACTTCTTCTACAACTCAACATTTGACCCAAGAAGATAATAATTATGAATATAGTAAAAGAACTTAATTTGAATAAAACTCCAAACGTTATTCCTAATGGAAGTTTGGTGTTTGCTAAGAACATTAAAGTTAGTCCTGATAATTCGTATATTACGAATGAAGAAGGATTAACTTATGCTTTTAGTACTCCAGTTGAAGGTAAAATAGTAGGTATAATTCCTTGTATGAAAGAGATTGTAATACTTAGTTACCTTGAAGCTGATACTGGTGAACATAGTTCTCATATTTACCGTTGTGTAGAAAATGAAGTTACTGGTCTTCTAGACTTAAATGAAGTAGGTAATGCTTGGACTTATAGCGGTGGTAAAATTGTAGGTACTTATACTTATAATGTAAATGGTGAACTTATTATAGCTATTGGTGAATATGATATTGTTAAAGTTGAAGAAGTTGCTGGTAGAGATGACGATGTTGTTAATCCTGGCGATGAAGACGATAATGACAATAAAGTAAACGCTCAAAAAATAACTAAAGAATATATTCCTTTAAAGACTATAAATCTAGATAGAGCTAATGCTAGTGATAATCCTGAAGTATATTCAGTTTGTGCTAACATTCCAATAGCTAATATAAGTCTTGAAGAAAGAGTTCCTGGTAATAGTATGCCTAATGGTATATATCAATTATTTATTCGTTATGAAATAGATAAAGATTATTATACTAATTGGATGCCTTTAGGTGGTTCTTATCATGCTCTTAATATAGAGAATAAAACTGTAATTAATCATGTATATGATGTTACTGGTGATTCTAAGTTAGCTTTAACTCGTTGTGTAGCTGCATACAATAATAATAATAAAGATTGTAACTATAATTTTAAGTTTCGTATAAGGTTTGATGATACTTATAATTATAAAGCTTATCAAATAGGTTATATACTTAAACATGAAGAAACTGCTCTAGCTCGTATTTGGCGTAAGTTTAATACTGATGTTCGTGACTTCATTTTTGATGCTGGTAATTTTGAAGAAACAACAATAGATGAATTAACTGCTAATAGTTTTAATTTATTCAATGTTGCTTCTCTTTGTAATTATGAGAATCGTCTTTATATTGCAAACTATGATGAGAGTGATTATAATGTAGACCTTACAAAATATGCTGAAGGTATTAGAGCAAACATGATTTATGAACCTTGTTCTAATTTAGTTTCACTTAATATTAATACTGTAAATTATGAGACTTATACATTTAGTTGGTCAACTGGTGGTATAAGTGCTGCCATTATTGAGATTAAAAAACCTTCTAAAGATGTTATTGTAAATGTTAATGGTCAACGTACAACTTATCATACTGTAATTAATGCTAGAGACTATAATGAACTTAAAAGATATGTATGTTGGGTAACAACTGGAAGTGAGAATATTGCTGATTTTGATAACTGTGCTTTTGGTGGTTATGGTGGTAAACATATATTTCCATGTACCAATGTAGCTTTTGGTATTTATGGTGGAGACAATCCAACGTTTGATATTATTACTGTTCCAGTTAAAGGTTATTCTAATAGACTATATGCTAATTTAGGTCTAGGTGGTGGAACAAGTCATAAACATACTGGTCTTAAACTTACAGGAGGTGTTGCAGGTGCTCTTTTTCATGCTTATGCTGCTGTATGTTCATATCGTCCTAATAGATTTAGAATGAGTAAAAGTACAAATACTAGAACTTATTCAAATACTATTATGGTAGATAATGCTATTAGAACTTTAATGCCTAATAGTGTATATAACTTCTTCATTCATTATGTTCGTAAAGACGGTAGTTATACTAACGGTTATCAATTAAAGAATGATGCTCGTCCTGATGCTATTATTAATTCTGTAGTAATGACAGGTAGCGATAGTGTAGATGTTCAATTAAGTAAATTAACTTCACTAAGAGAAAGAACTAGTAGTAGTTCTTCTGGTAATGATAGAGATTTTACTAGTTTGCTTTCTATTGATGCTCTTAAAGATAAATATGCTTACGAAGTTGTTAGTACTGCTGTTTCACCTAGCGATTCAAATACTCTAAGAGGTACTAGTTTTGGTTATTATAAAAATTACAATGGAGACCTTTTATTTAAAACTGGTTCTACTCATAATTTTAATAATACTAACGATAATGTACTTTATAGAATTAAAGTTGGTTTTACTAATATAAAAATACCTGATGGTTATGTAGGTTTCTTCTTTAGTTATGAAAAGCCAGAAACTACAAATAGTTATCAAGCTTATTGTATTAAGAAAACAAACAATGGTGCATTGTTTAAAGCTAGTGAAGTAGAAACAGGTAAGATTAACTATAATGGTTCTATCTATATTCCTGAATACAAAATAACAGATGAAGGCTTTAAACTTCCTACTACAAATCCTGCTTATATAAATAATGCTGGTATTGTAGCTAGTAATGCAGTAGATGATGATGATTTAACTAATACTGTAAATACTGCCGGTTCTGATGGTGGTATAGTTCTTTCTCTTAAAAATGGTGACGGTAAAGTTACTCCTGAAATAGGAGAAGTAGGAAATGTTATGATATTCAATCGTAACATATATTGTAAGAAAGATAAACAACTTATTAGTTTTGGTCCTATATGTTTTAAACGTTCAGACATTGAAACTTATAGTTATGCTGATGTTAAAGACGATACTAAGTTCCCTAATAATTATGTTAATGATTACGATTTTAATTATCCTGCTTTTTATGTTAACGATAAAACTTTAGTATATGACCGTAAGGTATATATATCTGATACTGGTAAAGTATATGATATATCTGAAAAAAATGCTATTGCTAAAGATTGGACGTCATTTACTAAAGCTTATGCTAGAATTGTCAATTATAGTAAGTTTAGCAGAGTTAATACAAATGCTATTTCAATAAAGAAAGAACCTGAGTATTTAGTAGGTGTTTTAGGTAGTGAAGAAGGTGGTACTGGTACTCATCAACGCAGTGCTAATATTATTGTTAAGCCGTTGAATGCTACAGACCTTATAGAATTGAAAGATACGTATATAGAAAGTAATTATAAACTTTATACTAATTATAAAGATAATCTTAATTATGATTCTTATAAACGTGCTACTATTCGTCGTAGTGATGTAATTGGTGATGAAAGTCTTGCTAACTCATGGAGACACTTTAGAGCAAATAACTATAAAGTGCTTTCCAAGAACAAAGGCAACATTACAAATATCATTGGCGTAGGCACTGCATTTTTCGTCCACACAGAGCATTCTTTATTTTACCTTAATAGAGATAACCTCCTCAAGACATCGGGCAACACAGCGCAATTAGAAATGCCAGATTTGTTTGAAGTAGAACCTATTGAACTATTTACTAGTAATCATGGTTATGGTGGACTTCAACATCCTCAAGCCTGGACTGTTAATAGTAATGGTTATTGGTTTGTAGATGCAGATAATAAACGAATATATAATTTCGATAATAATCATCTTACTGATTTAACTAGTGATATTCTTAATTGGATGAACAATGTTCAAATAGCCGATGCTCACATGGTTACAGATTTTGCTAATGCTCGTGTAATTATGTGTCTTGCTTACTATAGTGAAGATGTTGGAGATAGAGAACATAATCAACCTGCTTATATTACTTTATCATTTAATATGATTAGTAAGAAGTTTATTAGTCTTCATGACTATAAATTTAGCTTAGGTGTAAATACTAAAAATCATTGTTATTTTTATTATGCTGTAACAACTAGTTCTTTCCTTTATTGTTTCCATAAAAATACTCCTTTAGGATTCTATGGTAAAACTGGAGATTACGCTGGACTTGATGACCATGCTTATGGTTTTCCAGCTATGAGTACAAATCTTACTATACAACATGAAGATGGTAATGAAGAAACTAGAACTGTTAATCCTGCTATATTTGATGTTATTGTAAATGAAAATTACAATATTCCTAAATGTATTAATTCTATTAGTTATATACTTAATAAAGAGTATGCTTACTTTAGTAATCAAATTACTAGAATGGCTGAACCACTTATGGGCAATGGAACTTATGGTGATATAGAACATTATAGTGGTGATAAACTTCGTATTTATACTGATAGTAATGATACAGGTGACTTAGATATTTCAGGACATAAAATGATTAATGATGATACTGTAACTAGAGATAGAACTCCAGATTACAAAGTTCCTTATTATGATAAAGGTATTTGGAACTTTAATTATATAAGGAATTATATTAGTAATAAACTTACTAAAGAAGAGATATGTAAACGTTATAACTTGGATATTAATAATCTTACTCCTACACAAGAAACTAAGATTCAAACTATGCTTAATAATCCAAGTGATGAACGTAATCTAGTTTATGGTCGTTATTTCGTTATTAGATTTATCTTTAGAAATATAGATAATGTTCCTTTTAGATTTGAGGATTTAAATATTAATTATTCAAAGTATTAAATTATGACTGGAAAAATTAAAAGAAGAAGTCTTCGTTGTGGTGGTAGACCTAAAGCTGACTTCGGTAGTCTTTTTACTTCTGTTATAGCTCCTGCTCTTAATGCGGCAGGTTCTATAGCAGATGAATCTATAGACAATAATAAAACTATTACTAATGGTATTGTTAATAACAATACTACTATTCCTAGTGACTCAACTAAAACTCCTACTATGAGATTAGGTGGTAGAAAGAAATGTTGGATTGGTGCAGCTATTGGTGCTGCTACTAGTATAGCAGGTTCTTTATTTGGTAATAGTGCTCAGAAGAGAGAAATGCGTAGACAACAAAGTATTAGAGATTGGCAAGATGCTACTCAAGAAGCTGCTAATATGACTTCTGTTCTTAATAATAGTCGAGATTATCAAGAAGATTATCTTAGACAATTTAGAACTGCTGCTAGGCTTGGTAAAACTCTTGGAGCTAAAGGTATTTATATTACTGATGGGGGAAATGCTACTAAGATAGGAAACAACACATACCTTCTACGGGGCGGCTCTCATGAAGATGTGAATGAGACTGGTCAAACCGGTATTGGTATCAATGTTGGTGGTAATGAAGTTGAAGCTGAAGGCGGTGAAGTTGCTCAGAAGAAGAATGGTGCTCTAAGAATCTTTAGTGCTCAACCTATTCTTGGTAATGGTATGAGTCCTGCTCAAGCTATTCTTAGAGGTTATAATAAAGATTCTGTATTTAGTCAACAACAAGCTTTTAAGAAAAGAAATGGTCTTAAAGATGATGGTAGTGCTAAATATGGATTTGGTGGAGATATAAAAAGTATTTGGAATTTTATTAGAAGTAATAGAAGTCCTATTGATAATATTGCTGCATTAGCTACTGCATATCAAAAATTAAATCCTAATAGTAACTATAGTAAACAAAAAGGTAAGTTCAAAGGTGGTACTTTTAGAGGTGCTGGTGCAGGTGGTACTTGGACTAATGATTATAAATCTAATAAAGGTTTCGATAACTTTAATGATGCTTACGATGATGCTGTAGAACATAATGCTAAAACTTTTATTTTCGGTAATAAGAGATATAATACTCTTAAAGAAAATAATCCTATTAGAGAAATTAATAACAGAGCTGTAGGTTCTTGGAGAGATAGTATAGTTACTAAAGATAGAACTGGTTATGGTAAAGATTTTGGACCTATAAAGGGTGGTGCTTCTTTAATTCCAATAATTACAGAAACTTATACTCCTAAAAGAATTAAACATAAATTAGGTGGTGGTTTAACTTCTAAAGATAGAGGTTCTTCTAAATATCCTTATCCTTCTGTATCATCTAAAGATTTTGCAGGTGGCGGTAGAAGTTATCCTATTCCAACTAAAGCTGATGCTGTTGATGCTTTAAGACTTGCTGGTCTTCATGGAAGAAGTGATGTTAGAAGTAAAGTATATAGTAAATATCCTAGTCTTAGAAAGAAGAGTTTGTTAGGTAGTTCTAACCGCCCCGTAAAAAGTATGAGACCTAAAGCTCTAGGTGGTATGTATATTCCTTTCAATAAACGTTATACTTCTATTTATGATGCTCCAGATTATGATTCTAATTATAATGGTGGTAATGTTTTAGGAAATGATGAAGTAACAGTTACAGCTAAGAGAATTAAGCCTACTTTTATGAAACCAAATAATGATGCAATGAATCTTATTAAAGTTCCTAAAGAAGAGGTTCCTTATATTCCACAAAGACATAATCGTAGTCGTACTATATTTAGTAGTGGAGATTATTTAGGATTAGGTATTGATACTCTTGCTGCATTAAGTACAGGTCTTGTAAATTATAATACTGCTGGTAAGTATACTCTTCCTGATAGAGCTCCTATTATTCAAGCTAGTAAATTACCTACAACTTATAATGTCAATCCTGAAATAGAGGAAGTTAAACGTTATAGAGATAGACTTACTGGACAAACTTTTAATAATACTTCAAGTTCTGTAGCTGCTCTTAATAGAAGTAGTGCTATTAATCTCGATGCTCTTTCTAATCTTAGTAAACTTTGGGCTACTAAAGAGAATGAAGAGAACAAGATGCTTACAGAAGATGCTAAGAATCAACAAACTATTGCAGCACAGAATGCACAGAATGAACTTGCTCGTCAAAGTGAGATTGCTAGAATTAAGAATGAAGCTATTCAAGCTAAAGGTGATGCTCTTAATGTTGGTCTTAGTGGATTGTCTCAAGCTTGGACTAATTTCTGGACTGCTGGTAGAACTTCTTATGAAGATGACCAATCTAGACGTGCAATGATTGCTTCTAGTAAAGAAGCTACTCCTACTAGACTTTCTGAAATGGATTTTGATTTGTCTCCTGACATTTTAGCTAGTCTTTATAGAACTTCTAAAGATGATAGAACTAAACGTTTCTATTTGTCTAGATTGTCTCCTAAACAAAGACAAAAATACGGTATAAATTAATATTATATAAATACTTCTGATAGTACTATTACTATCAGAAGTTTTACTATTTTTGTAATCAGTAATTAAATAATAATATTATGGCTTATAAAAACAATCAAAGTGGTATTACTATTGGAGGTTATGTTCCTCAACGTGTACCAGTTCGTTCAAATCTTGAAGCTCTTAGTCAAGCATTAAATAAAATTGATGAGCGTTCTGATAAAGCAATTCAACAAAAGTCTGCTATTACAAACGCTATTGGTCAATTAAAACTTAATGCTGCTGAAGATAAGTGGAAATACGATTATGCTAAACGTATTGAACAAAAGATTAATGATGCTGCTCAATATGGTGATTATAGTAGAGCGTTAGATGTTGCTACTGAACTTGCCGGAAGTGCTACTTCTTCTCCTGAAGTTACTGGTCGTATTCGAGCTAACGAGCAATATGAAAAAGCAAAACAAGCTGTGGATAATAATGGTAATATTAGTTCCCTTACTAAACAAGCTTGGACTTTATCTAATAAATATCATTATGAAGATACTTATGATGATAAAGGAAATATAGTTGGAGGTACTGAATGGAAAGCTAGTTGGACACCAGTAGAAGAAGTAGACAATCTTGCTATGATGAAAAATGCTGTATCTATGATTGGTATAAGTAGTACAGAAAGTTCTAAAACTACAGGAGATTCTACTAAAACTGCTAAGGGTACAGGTAGTGGTTTTCAAAGAGTTAGAGGTTCTAGTAGAACAGCTCTTACTTATAAACAAGTTAAAACTCAACTTACTGATGTTATTAAGAATGACCCTAAGTGGAAAGCTAGTCTTGAACAAGAATATATGGTTAATGATATTCTTCTTAAAGATGTAAATAAACAAATAGCTGAAACCACTGATGCTAATGAATTAGCTAGACTTGAAAGTAAAAAAGCAGAATATATGTCTAATATTACTAATGATAGAGGTATTGTAACTGGAGATTATGTAGATGTTTTATTTAAAAAATATCCTAATCTTATTAAGAACTTTACATTTAGTAGAATTGGTAATACTAAAGTTGATACAAGTTCTAAAGATGACTACGTTCCTCCTACAGGTAATATAAGTGGTAGTGGTAATGGTGGTGGTAATCCTTATCTTACTGGTTATAATGATGACGATAATGTGAAAGGTAAACCTGGTCAAAATAATTAAACATATAAAACTATGGCTCTTTTTGAATTTGAAACTTATAATAAATTTCTTAATAATAATGATTATAATGGAGCTGCTAATTATGCTTCTAAATCATATTTTAAAGATAAGAAACAACAAGCTAGAATGCTTGACAATATTAAAATTCTTCGTAATAAAGGAAGAATTTATAATGGTATGATGAATAACGCTAATGAAGACCAAAAACAAGCTCTCGCTTTTAAGACTGCTATGGATGCTGGTACTCCATTAGATTTAAAAAATAAATATTATAAACGTTATGTTGATGCTGTTAATAATTTGTTTGGAACTGATGCTACTAGTATTGCTGTAGAATTTGATGGTGCTAAAACTAAACGTTATGCTCGTATTCCTGGTGTATCTGATGTTATGGATTTAGTTGGAATTGGTGGTAATATTGATTGGTTAGCTAAAGATGAAGATTATGGTTTTGATGGTTTTCAACAATTCCTTTCTAATATGGGATATTCAGATGATGCTAAAGGTAAAGCTGCTTTTAACAAATTAGGATTTAAACAAGAAACTATTAATGGTAAGACTAGACTTACTATAAGTAAAGATAATCCTAATTTCTATAAAGCTATGATAGCTCTCCATAATGTAGATACTAATCATGTTCCTGGTAGTGGAAATAAAGCTGTTCAAGAAGGTATTAGAGGAGAAAAACGATTTAAGCTTGCAGGTGTTGATAGAAACGGTAAACTTCTTAAACTTCAAAATGGCAATCAAACTTACACAGAATCTGGTTCTGCTGCTTGGGGAGAAAATAATAAAATCTCTAAAGGTATTAGTCAAACTTTTGGTGTTATAGACCAAAATTTAACTATAAATGAACGAGGTATTTCTGATGATAATTTTGTAAATCCTGATTTTGCTTATAATAGTACTGTATTTGAAAATGAAGCTATTGCTAATCAAGATAATTTGCAAAGAAATAAAAGTAGGATTCGTGACCAATTTGGAGCTTTAGATGATGTAATACAATCAACTAAAAATATAAACAATGAACTTACAGCTAAAGAAAAAGAACGTACAAAAGATTTTGTAATGTCTACTACTGTAAGTGGTAGTTTAGGTGCTGGTATGGCTAAACTTGAATCTGATTTTAGTAGAGGTTTAGTTGATGCTAAATCTTATAATATTTATAAGAAAGAAATTGAAGAGCATTATGAAAATCTTCTTAGTGGTGCAGATTTAACTCAATATAATGTTTATGCTGCAAACGGTGATGATACTACAGTTATGACTCAATATAATACTGAAGATAGAAATAAACTTAATGATATTATCGCTAATGCTATAGGTAGTAATAGACTAAGATTTAGTGCTGCTATTATGGGTAATAAAAGTGGTACTATGATTACTATTTTACCTAAAGAAGATGAAGACGGTAATCCTATTACTAAAAAAGCTAGCATATTTGTAGAAGATTTGTTTAAAGGTTCTGTTGAAGAAAGTCTTAATCGTGATACTAAAATGCGTGCTCTTAAAGAACTTAATGGAATGGAATATTATGGATATAGATATACTATTCCTGCTTTAGGAGATAGTGAAGGTGGAGAACTTGGTATTGATGTTGGAGCTAATGAAGCTTATCTTCTTCATAAAAATGGTACTAAAAGTTTTATCAGTAAAGCTAAAGCTCAAGATATGATTAATCGTGCTGAGATACTTAGTGATTTTATTGATTCTGCAAATCAAACGTTTTTTGATGAAGATGGTAATTTTATAAGAAATAAGAACATTGTTGCTGAAGTTAGTAACTGGGCTAATGCTGCTACATTAGAACTTTATAATGCTACAGCTGAAAGAGCAAAACTTCTTGGTAATCAAGGTTTAGACAATACTCTTGAACTTGATTATCTAAAAAATAAACATGCTCTTATTAGAAATTATATTCTTGATGCTGTTGGTTATTTTGATAATAATAAATAATATATAATAATATGGATACTACTCAAATTACATCTAAAGGTGGTTATGAAGAACTTAATCCTCTTTGGACTAAGTCTAAGAAAAATAATCAACCTAAAACTATACTTACAACTAGTCCTCAAAAAGGAGGACTAGTTGATTCTTTTTATAATGCAAATCCTAATAATTTTGTTTTCGATAATGCTAATAAATATATTAATTATGGTATTACTCCAAACAAAGTTGCTCCTAATCTTGATAAAGAACTTGCTGAAGCTCAATCAAACTTTGCTAAAACATTTAATTCTTTAGGTCAAGCTCTTGTTAGTGAAACAATTCTTGGTACAATTAAAGCTGTAGCTGATTTGTTTGATGCTATTACTAATGGTATATTTCAATCTGATGGAGATTATCAAAATCCTATAAGTAATAAGCTTCAAGAATGGCAAGATTATTTCAGAAATGAAGTTGCTCCAATATATAGTGACCCAGAGCGTAATGATATTTATAATGGAGGTCTTACAAATTGGGGATGGTGGACTAGTAATGCACCTAGTGTAATGTCTAGTTTAACTTTGCTTCTTCCTGCTACTGGTATTATGAAAGGTGCTGGTGCTATAGGCAAAGCTCTTAAACTTGGTGCACGTAGTCGTAGTGGTCTTAAAAGTTTATTTGGTATTAATAAAACTCTTGATAATATTGAACGTGGCGTAGAAGGTGCTCAACTTAGTGGTTTTCAATCTGCTGCTGCTAAAATTATAAATAGTACTAGAGAAGGTGGAAAACTTAATACTTTTGCTAATGTTGGAGGTAATGCTGTACTTCAACGTATGATAGAAAATTATCAAGAAGCACAAGGAGTTTATCAAGATATTTATAAAGATGCTACTGATAAACTTAATCGTATGAATAATCAAGATTATCAAGCTTTTGTAAATAAGAATCAAGAACTTCTTCAAGACGTTGATACTTCTGACAGAAATGCTGTTGCTAGAAAGATTTCTAAAGCTTCTGCTGATGAAGACTTTAAATATAACTTTGGAAACCTTACTTTTGATATTATTCAAATGTATGGACTTAGAGGTTTTTGGAAAGGTCTTAAAGATAGAGGTGGAGCTTATAGTCTTAATCAAACTCTTCGTAATAATAAACTTGCTATAGGTAAAACTGAAGAAGAAATTAAAGCTGCTGCTGATAAAGTTTCTGCTTGGACTAAAGCTCGTAATAAAGTTTGGGATAGAATTAAAAACGAAAAACTTATTGTAGCTGGAGAACTTAGCGAAGGTGCTGAAGAAGCTGTAAACTATATCGCTCAAATGGAAGGTACTAATCTTGGTAAAGTACTTCTTGATGAAGCTGATGCTGACAAATCTCCTTGGGATGATAGAATGAAAAAGTATCTTCGTAGTGGAGGTCTTGCTGATTCTGCTTTTTGGGGAGTAATGGGTGGTGTTGTATTTCATCATTTAGGTTCTACTTTTGGTAAAATTCAAGCTACTATAGATGAAAAAAATAAGACTAAAAAAGATGATAAAACTGGTGAAAGTACTCCTAGTTCTTTTGGTCTTAGTGAAACTGGAGAAGTTAAAGCTCGTAGAGATAATATGCAATCTTGGTTGAATACCTTTAATACATTCTTTGATAGAGCTGCTAAGATTAAAGAAGGTATTAATCCTTTTGCGGGTCTTAATGAGAAAGCTGATATTAAAGGTAATACTACTGCTCAAGAAATTGCTAAGTCTAGAGCACAAGATGAACTTATTACTGATTTGACTTTGAATGCAGCTCATCATGGTAATGCTGGTTATCTTCGTGAGTTTATGAAATCTAATGAAGTACGTAATGCTTTAGTAAATAAAGGTATTACTACTAAAGAAGATGCTACTCAAACTCAGCAAGAAATACTTAATAAAATGAATGAAGTTACTCAACAATATAATAATGAACTTACTAGAGTTATAAATATTGCTGATAACTATGCTGCTCATCGTAAAGATGATCAAGTTATTCCTATTGAATATCTTCAAATGATTGCTACAAACAATGTCAAGTATGGTCAAGATATTGCTCGTCAAGAAGATAAACTTAATTTAACTCAATCTAATATTAATGTTGCTCTTCAAGTTAAAGAAATAGCTGATAAACTTGGTGATACTTCTATTGATGATTTACAAAGAGTTGCAGCTCAAACAATTCTTGCTAATAATCTTGCTGAACTTTATGCTCAACGTAGAGAAATTGAAGAATCTGCTAAGACTGATATTAGTCAAGCTGTTGCTCTTGATAATATTAATAAAAATATAGCTGCTGTTCAAGCACAACTTACTCCTGATTATCTTCGTGAAGCTATTCGTACTGGAATTACAGCTTTTCATGACGAAAATGGTGTTCTTAAATTTAAACCTAATGAAGGTGCTAGTAAAGAACTTAAAGATATTATGTCTTTAGACCTTACTGATGCTGAAGGTAATGAAGATGCTACTAAGCGTGCTGATTATTTTAAAAGACTTGATGAGTATGCTACTAAACATAATATTATTGGTGAACTTAGTAAATATTCTGATGAACTAAGTATTGCTGAGCAAAATAAAGCTTTTGAAGATAATCGTAGAAAAGCTAATCAAGTTCTTACTGCTGCTGATGAATTTGGTATTCCTGGTGTTGTTGGTAAAAACTTTACTGATTTACTTGTTGATAAAGCTATTGCTGAAGTTAATAGAGATTATCTTAAAAGTAAGCAAGTTAAGAATAGAGAAGATATTGCTAGTGAACTTAGTTTCTTAAATCAAACTCTTGATGATGCTAGAGTTAAAGTTGTAAATCAAAGTTTCGATACTGTTAAAGATATAGCTAAACGTAATAAAGATAACCGTGATGCTATTATTAACGCAGTCGGTGCTTATTATAATCAAGATTTTGAGAATTATGATAATTTTGTATCTGTTCTTAATGATAAAGATAAGGCAGATTTAAAAGAATCTTTAGATGCTCTTCATCTTAGTGGTAATCTTAATTATCGTTTTGGTGAGCAAATACAAGAAATGCTTGCTAAAGATGATTTATTTGAAGATACTAAACCTGCTGCTACTCAAGTTCAAGAAGAAGAAGCTGAACAACTTAATTCTGCAACTCCTACTTCTACTGAAGCGTCACCAACAGTAGAACCCCTAAATCCTTCGCTCTCAGCCCCTCAAATCGGACAGACGAATAATTTATCAGATTCATCACTTGAAAGCGTCACAGCGCAAGGAAATACGCAATTATCGAATGTTGGTACACAACAGACTACTGCGAAACCGAGTAAAATCGGAAAATTAAACTTTACAAATAATAAGTTTATAGCTAGTACTGGTAATGAGACTTCTTCTGATGATTATCAACTTATTCCAACTCAGAATAACGATGAGTATGAAGTTCATCCTATAAGTAATGATAGTATTGCAAGTCTTACAACTAGTGAAGATTTGTTTGCTAATGCTAATATTGCTACTCAAGATAACGTAGGTATAACTTCTTATCCTATTGTTAGACTTACTGGTAATGATTTTGAAGTTGTTAGTCAAGGTAAACTAGGAATTGAAGATGTAAAAGAAGAAGAAACTTTACAACAAGCATCTTCTACGGGGGGTCTAGAACAAATAAAATTGCCAGAATCTCCAGAAGCAGCTGAATCTACTCCTGAAATAGAAGAAACTACTCCTGAAGTTGAAGAACCTAAAGTTCCTGATTTTATGGGTAATGCTTCTGATACTAAAGTTATTAGAGATGTTATTGCTGAATTAAAAACTACTCCTGATTTAGATTTAGATGCTAAAGCTAAGAGTATTCTTGATGACTATGTAGCTAAAGGATATAGTGAAACTGAAACTAAAAAACAAATAGATAGTGCTTTCAGACGTATTCGTAAAAGACAAGAAAAACTTATGAATAAAGAAAGTACTGTTGCTTCTGTTTATTTTAGTAGTTTTGACCAAGAAGAGCGTAATGCAAAGTCTAAAAATGGTAAAGCTGTAGTATTTGATGATTCTTATAAAAAAGCTGTTAGTGACCTTCTTGATGTATATGCTAAAGATGCTGAACTTCCACAAATCAATGGTAAGTATTATGGTAATCTTATGAACCTTATGGATTATATTAAGTCTGCTTATGATGATTATTCTATGGCTGACTTTATGTTTAATAGTTTATCTGCTTATCTTAATACTCCTGAAGGTCAAGCTAAGTTTAATATTACTGATGCTAACGATGTTAGTAATCCTGTTGCTTTTTTAAATAACTTTCATAAGTCTCAAGCTGAAAGAGATGCTGCTCTTCCTAATGGAACTGTTCATAAAGTTAATATGAATCTTTCAGATTTTGGAACCGATGAAGATATGAAAGAAAGTTATGCTGAACAAGTCAAACTTAAAAATGGCGATAAACTTACTATCGAAAGAGTTACTACAAGTAAAGGTACTAGTCGTTTAGGTATCAAATCTAACGGTAAACTTGTTGGTAGTATATCAATTCCTTCTATCGGAGAAAGAGGGGAATATGTACAAAAGAACGATGGACTTATTTATAATGTAGATAAAGCTGATGGTTCTAAAGATGGAGCACTTAAACAAGTTCTTAAAGATATAGCTAGAAGTAAAACTCCTGAGCACGAAAAACTTAATGAAATTATTCATAAAGCTGCTTTTGATAAGTTTAATGCTGAGCAACTAGTTAATGAATTTAAAAATAATCCTATTGTTCAAGATATGGTTAAGAATAATATGATTAATTCTGATGAAAATGGTCCTGAATATGAAGTTGCTCTCAATGGTCTTGCTAAACTTTGGAGATATAATTATAAAGTTCTTACAGAAGGAGGAGTTAATAAGTTTACAGGTGCAGTAATTGCTAATTCTATTGATAAATGGTTTGATACTCTTCGTGAAAGTTATAATGAAACTAGTAAATTAGATAACAATCCAAATATTGATATTGTAGCTAGTGATGTATTTGAAGGTGAGCTTATTCGTAGTAACGATGGTACTTTTAAAAATGATACTGAAACTTCTCAACCTATTCAATTAGCTATTGCTAAAGATACTAAATTTGAAATTGCTGCTAAATCTACTACTGGTGAATTTATTAATGGTATCGGAAGTAATAAGTTTCTTGTTAGTGTTGGTCGAACTTATGTCACTGTTCCTCGTAATAATGGTACTGTAGATATTGTAAATGCTTATCCTGTGAGTTGGACAGGTGCTACATACTATACAAAAAATGGCAAACAACAACATGTTGAAATAGGTAAAGACTTTAAGCAACTTCAAAATGCTATAATTATTCAAATTAAAGATAGACTTGCTTCTCTTAATGATGGTGATTTTTCTGAAAATAGAGATAATTTTATTGATTTTATTGATAATCTTCTTAATATCAATAAAAATCCTATTTTCCTTAGTAAAGAACTATCTGTATTTAGAACTGCAAATATTCTTGGAATTAACTTTGGCAATAAAAATAATCAACTTCTTTTCTATAGAGATAAGAATGGTGATGGTGTAGGTCAAATAATTAATAAAATTAATGGTAAACCTAATTATATTTCTTATAATAGTGATTTATCTGCTGTAAGTGATAAACTTATTGAAGGAATAAAAAGTCTCAATTTCAATATTAATTTTGCTGTTTTAAAGTCTGATAATAATCATAAGATTCCTCTTCAAGGTATTACTAGTAGAACTACTGATGGCAAGTTTCAAATTACTATTCCTGAATATAAAGGAAAAAATGGTGTAAATCTTACTTATGATAGTTTTAAAGATTTTATTCAACAAAACAATCTTCTTAGAGTTAATATGGCTCAAGAAAACGGTAGTAATATTAGAAGAACTGCTATTAATAAACAAGGAGCTAATGCTAGATTTAGTTTTCAAGTAACAAATAAACAAGAAAGCCGCCCCGTAGAAGATGTTGGTGATAGTTATATTTCTAAAGCTGATGAAATTAAATCTATTGTAACGTCTGATTCTACAGATAAAGGTTTCGAAGTTGCTAGTGCTCTTTTATTAGATGATACATCTAAAGAGAAACTAAATAGTATTAAAAGTGATAGTCCTTTACGTAAACTTTTAGCTAAAGATATTATCTTTGACGAAGAATTTATGAGTAAACATCATGCACAAGCTAATGCTGTTTGGAGTAAAACTAAAGGTGGTAAAGTTGTTATTGGTCAGATATTCTTAGATATGATTAATAGTAAGAAACCTGGTGAAAAAGGTAGAGCTATTAGAACTTTGATGCACGAAAATCTTCATGCTTATATTGAAGAAATGGCTGATGATAAACTTCATCCTAATGCGGTTGCTAATCTTAGAAGTAGAATGCAAGATATTTATGATGATTTTGCTACTGCTATTAATCAAGATATTAATGATTTAAAAGCAGGAAATATTGATGAGATTAAACAACGTAGACATATTCAAGATAAAGCTACTCTTGAAAAGATTAGTGAGTGGCTTAATAACGTTAATACTTTTACTGCTGAAAGTTATGCTACTCGTGAGAATCCTCAAGATGCTCTAGAAGAGTTTATTGTTGAATCTCTTACAAATGTTGATTTAATTAATTATCTTAATCAAGTTGATGCTGATGGTGGAGCAGTTAAAGGTAATACTATTTGGCAAAAAATACTCAAGTTTATTGGTGATTTGTTTGGTATTAATATTCGTCCTAATAGTCTTCGTGCTAAACAAATGGAAACTCTTGGTGAAATATTTAAGAATAATCAAGAAGCTGAAGTTAAAGCTGAAGAAAAAGAAGAAGAAGTTACTCAACCAACAACATCTTCTACGGGGCGTATAGAAGAAGTTGAACCAGAAATAGTTGCTGATAATACTAATAGTGTTATAGATAGTGATGATGTTGGAAGTGCTAATGAAACGTTTGATATTAAGGATGAAGATGTTGATGCTGATGATGAATATGATGCTGATGAAAGTACTAGTGAAGAAGTAGCTTTCAATTCATTCAACTCAGCAATCGAATCTCTCCCAATGTCGGAACGTGCCAAATTTGCCTCTCTCGTTAGCTCTGCTGCAATTTCGATGTCTTGCAAATAGATTATTCATAGAATATATTTCGAGGTTCTAGAGGAGAATTTAAAATCCTCTAGAACTTTACTTTTAAATAACTAATTTAATTAATAAAATTATGGCTTGTAATTTTAAAACAACAAGTGCTGGCACAAGCATTAAACGTAAGGTTGGAGCAAATAATGCTCGTTTCGTAGCGTTAATTAGTCTTATTAGTAATCCTGAAACTGGAGGTTTTACTGATGAATTTGTGGAGTATTATCAGAAAGTAAATCATACTGATAATATTCCTAGTGTTGATAATTCTGAAAGAGGAGTTATCGCTAATACTGCTATCCGTTATTATAATAGTATTCATTTTGATGTTAATGCTCAAAGTACAGGTACTTATTATGCTAAGGATGTAGACGCTTTCGGTTATAGTGATAGTTATGCAAAGGTATATGCTATTACTAGAGCAATTCCTAACATTATGCGTAGTATGTACGTTAGTGATATTAGAAGTGGAGAAATTACTGATAAAGATACTATTCTTGCTGATTTAATTAAACGTACAAAAGTTAGAATAACTAAAGATGTTGCTGCTAATTATCTCAAAGCTATTGGTAAACCTGCAACTAATGCTGAAGTTAATAAGATAGCTGATGCACTTCTTAATAATAACGAAACTTATTATAAGAAAGATGAACTTATACTTGCTATAACTAAAGCTTTTGATAAGAATGGCGATGTTCAAGTTCAAAATACTTTTGCTATTTATAAAGATATATTTAAAGATACTACTGGTAAAGATTTCTTTAATAGAGTTATTATTGCTGACCCTATTATTGGTAATCTAAAATATAATGATGAGACTGAATCTAGTCTTGCTGAATCTTATGCTGAAGATTTTGATTCAGTAGATGATTCTTCTTATAATAATAATGAAGATGAAGATGTACTTACTGTAGGTGATAGACAAGATAATACTTGGAATGACCATAGTGGTCTTGGGTCTAGTTATATGAAAGGTTTTGACCTTGATATTCGTCTTAGTCTTTCTATGATACCTAAACTTACTAGTAATACTGTTGGTACTAAGACTTTAAAGTCTGGTAAAGTAAAAGATGTTTATGACTATGATAAAAACAATCCTACTGGTAATGTAGATTATATTGACGTAAAAGATATTATTAGTACTCTTAGTGCTAAGAAAGATGTTTCTAATCTTAATACTTTTATTGATAGTGTAAAAGAAGCTAGTAATATTCCTGGTATGGAAGGTCTTATTAAACTTTATAAAGACCTTACTTCTGATTTAGATTATGCTGCTCGTCTTTATACTCAATTCAAAACTGTAATTAACAAATATGAAACTCGTATTGCTAATGAGAATACAGCTATGAATAAGAGTAATAAGAATAGTAACGCTAAGCAAGTTCATGCTCTTAGTTTCCTTAATGATGCTAAGTTTACTCATATAAATACTGATTCTGATGTTACCAATAAACTTGCTAATGAAGTAGATAAAACTATTGTAGAATATACTCAAGCTCTTGCTGCTGGTGATGAGTTTGCTTTAGACCAAGCTAAACTTTATAATACTATTGTTGATAGAATTGCTTCTCGTATTAAAGATTATTATCCTAGTGCAGATAAATCTTCTATTGATAATTATGTTCGTCTTGCTAATAATGGTGAAGTTGCTATCAATATGCGTTATCTTACTGATAGTCTCAGAAAGATAGCTAAAGCTTCTGATGCTACTACTTCTCAGTATACTGAAAATCGTGATGCTATTAGTGATATTAATAAAGAAATTAGGAAACTTCAAACTAAGATTGACGCTCTCAATGAAGCTGGAGAACATAAAGGTATAGATAAAATTAATGAAGAAATAGATAAACTTGTTAGTCAAAGAGATAATATTCGCTTTAGTGATTATCGTTCTCAAGATAGTATTACTCAGAGTATTGCTTTAGCTGATAAACTTTATCCTTATTCTTCTATTAAAGTTGAACTTAATTCTCGTAATGGTTTAGGTAATCTTCAATCTGATATTATCAATAGTTCTATGATTACTTATCTTCTTAAAGTACTTAATAGTCCTAAGACTACTACTGATGAATTAGGTAATACTGCTCCTGAGTCTCTTGTTAATTTTGCTAAGTTTAAGTTTAAGAATAATCAATATAATCTTAGCAATATTCTTATTGAGACTAGAGAAAATGGTAAGATTGTAAATTATGGTCTCTTTTATTATGATGCTGACAAACAGAAATATGGTGTTACTAATTATGCTTCTGGTTTACTTAACGTTGCATTATTTAATGGAGCTGTAAAAACTGATGAAGGTACAGGTATTACTTATGCTCAAATGAGTAAAGGTGATTATGTTTATACTGCTTTTGCAAATTATTTTAATAGTGATAAAAACATTGATGCCGATAGAGTAACTAATAGCATTCCTCTTGCTAATTACTTTATGAGAACTCCTTCTGATGCTCCTAAAACATTTGTAGTTCGTGCTCCACGTTATCATATAACTAAGAGTAATCCAATTAGAACTGTAACAAATGCTGCTGATGTAGATAATTATATTAAGAATTATGTTGCAGAGCATATTGCTAGTATGTCTGAAAGTACATTTAATCAAGCTAATCCTAGAGCTAAATTTATTCAACTTGAAGATAATCGTAGTGACCGTGCTCAAATTACTAAAGATTTAACTAATAATAATATTACTCGTTCTGTATATGAGAATGAGATTATTCATAATGATGGTAAAACTGCAACTATTGGTTATCAATTTACTGATGAAGAAGGTAATGTAAATAAATATATTATTACCGGTTCTATTCGCCCTGTAAAAGGCATGAATAAATTTGTTATTGAGAATGGTAAAGCTACTATTCTCGATAATAATGAAATGAGAGATAATCTTCGTCCTATGATATATGATAAATATCGTAAACAAGCTTATCGCAATGGTAGAATTGGTGATGTTAAAGTTAATTATCAAATTAATAGAGAACATCCTATTTATAAACAATTTAGAAAGATATTCAATCAAGAATTGATTAATATGGCTGAGGCTATTAATATGATATTCTTGACTGGTGATGATGGTGTTATTCAGCGTGAAGCTGATGGTAAACCTAAGTTTAATCCTAATAATACTTTTGGATTAGATAAAGAATCTGCTCGTAGACTTTATGCTAATTATCAAACTAAGAAAGGTAAATATCTTGATTCTAATTATGGTTTAGTTGGAAATATGTTCCATAGTGATAAGTTTACTATTACTGATTATAAGACTGGTAAAGTTCGTAATTATGGTCAAGAACTTCTTGATGATTATTTCGATAGTTTGTACAATGGTAGTAAAGGTGGTTTTATTCATTTTGGTTATGAGAATGGTAAGATTAAACTTAATCATACTAAAGACCAAGCTGAAGCTATTGATAACAAAATAGCAGAATTTATTAGTGATTATATTGACAGTTCTGCTATACGTATGGATGAATTTAAAAATCTTGATGTAGCTGGACTTATTAACGATGATAATGTTGCTGACTTTGCTCTTAATTATCGTCTTGCTTATAATTATTTTGATGATTTATTTGAAGGTGATGATAAGTTTTATAAGTCTTCTCAAGACTTCTTGAAACGTGCTAAAGAAGGTCAAGCTAGTGGTACTCCTTATAGTACTTTCAATATTTATCAAGATGAGAATATGATGTTGACAGACTTAAAGAATATGAGTTATCTTAATAGTCAAGCTATTCAAGATAAACTTAATAGTCTTGGTCTTCATGTTACTCAACGTCCTGGTTTTGTTGGTATTACTATTAAGAATACTGTAAGAACTTCTTACGAATCTTCTCAAAATGGTCCTGTTGTTCATGAACTTGCTCGTGTTTATATGAAACATGACCCTGAACTTACAGAAGATGAAGCTATCGCTAAAGCAAATAAGCATATTGAAGGTTATCAAAATACTACTGTAAACGATGCTCAATCTTATATTACTTTTGAAGAATGGATTCGTCGTGTTGCAGGTAGAGGACAACTTAATAAATATATACCTCTTATTGAGCGTATTATGGATAGAAGTAAACCTCTTAGAGTAGATGATATTAAGACTTTTGTTCAAGTACAAAAGAATTTCTATTATGATATGACTTATAATGATAAGATTAATACTTATGCTCCTCGTCAAATTAAGAATGCTGAACTTGTTCTTGTACCTAGATTTATTGAAGGTACTGACCTTGAGAAAGTATATAATCTTATGAAAGACCATGGTATTGACCAACTTAATACTGAAGAGACTTCTAAAGCTGGTAAAGCTGGTGTTCTTACTTTATTTGATGAAGAAACTGGTGAAGTTACTGATGCTCATATTCAAGATTTTAATAATCATGTAGAAGATTATAAAGAGATTTATTCTTATAATTTCCTTTATACTCAACAAGAAACTCCTCAACACATGAATGCAGAAAATAAAGCTGCTATTCAAATTATGAAGAAGATTGTTGATAATATTCCTGATACTGGAACTATCGGAGAAGTTAAGAAAGAGTTCTTTAAACTTTATGTTGCTAATATTAAAGATAGTTTTAATAGTCTTGTTAAGGAACTTAATATTCCTACAAATGAAGATGGTTCTATTAAACTTGATGCTAATGGAAACATTGAAGGACTTGATATGAAACTGTTCTTCAATAAGCTTCGTAAAGAATGTCTTCGTCAAGGTCTTGACAGTAATATTCTAGAGTTCTTTACTCTTAATGAAGATAGTCCTTATACTGAACTTGGAAGAGCTAATACTGTTATGCCTACATATATGACTAATATGATGAGTAAAGCTCAGAATGTTTGTCAGTCTATGTTTAATAATGCTATTACTCGTCAGAAGTTACCTGGTTTTCATGCTGCTCAGGTAACTAATGTAGGTTATTCAAAACGTCTTCGTTATCATCCTGATGGTGGACGTTATATTGAAGTTCTTCTTCCTAAAAGCAACTTTGGTTTTGCTAAAAATGAAGATGGTACTTATAAAGAACCTGATGAAATTAGAGATGAAAATGGAAACCTTATAGGTGGACTTCTTTATCAACTTCAAAAAGCTAAACTTGATACCATTATTGGTTATCGTATTCCTACTGAAGGTAAGCAATCTATTTGTGCTATGAAAGTAGTTGGATTTACTGATGATGCTCAAGGTTCTACTATTGTTGTTCCTGATGATTGGGTTGCTCAAACTGGTTCTGACTTTGATATTGATTCTGTATATGGAATTCAATATAATACGTATATAGATAAAGATGGAGATATTCAGAAAGTTGCTTATAAAGAATCATTTGGTAAATTATATGATGATTATGTAAAAGAACAACTTAATGATGAAGCTAAATTTAAACTAGAAGAAGCTGTTAAAAATGGAGTTAACGAATCTACTGCTTTAGCTAATGCTGCACAAGAAAGTGGACTTATTAGTCGTGAAGAATTTAGTAAAGCTAATAGTATTGAAGAAAAGAATAGTCGTCAAGCTCGTAATAATCGTATACTTGATGATATGCTTCGTATTCTTCAATCTGATGAAGCTTTTGAAGAGAATACAGGTCAATCTCAATTTGAAGATATTATCAATGCACGTGATAATATTATGAATGATGTTGTTAAGAGTATTCGTAATGGTCGTAGTTGTTATGATTTTATTGACCAGGCTGAATATCAAGAAGATGTTATGAGTGGTGCTAAACTTAAAGCATTTAGTGTTACTCGTGATACCTTTGTGTCTATTTGTAACAAAGTTCAACCAACTATTGATAAAAATTATGCTATTAGTGCTAGATACAAAGCTACTCCAAAACAAGCTGAAGTTTTAGCTAAACGTTTTGGAGAAGACAATGTTATTTATAAAGATGGTTATGTTACAATTAATCATACTATGATTGGTTGGTCACACGATAATCATAATGTAGATGATGCTATTCTTACTGCTTATAGTTCTGAGACTACAGCTCATATTCTTGATGCTGTAAAGAAAGGTGCTGTACCTAATGTAAATGAGTTTACTTTTGCAGTATATAAAACTTTCCCTGACGTAGGTAGTAATTATAAGACTGGTGTTGCATTTATGATGCATCCTGCTGTAACTCGTATAGTTAATGCTTATAATAAAGGTAAATCTGTTTACAGTGAAGATTCTTCTCAACCTATAGTTGATTCTCTTAAAGAAGTAGCTGAAGAACTTGGTGTTAATACTACTTCTTTATATTCAGGTAAAATGGTAGTTGAAGCTATTAATGATAAACTTGGTACAGACTATAGTTTCATTAAAAACAACAATATTGTTCTTGATGAAGAACAATTAGCTAATGATGTTAAGAATGCAAACAATGTTTCTCTTGCTCGTGAAGTAGAGATTCTTATGGCTTACAATGATATTAATCGTTTAGCTGATGTAATTCAGAAAATTGTAAGAGTTTGTAACCCTGATAAATTTGGAGCTAAACAAACTATATTTGCTACTAATGAAGTATTTGAAACTATTAAAGATATAAATAATAGCAAACAAGCTAAAGTGCTTAGTAAGGATGGTATTCCTTTCCTTGAAAGTATTTATCCTGGACTTATTAAAGATGGTGATGTAGATAAAGATAATTATGTAAAAGATACTCATGAATCTGCTTATCCTTCTCTTAATGCTTTCTTAAAATATGCTTCGGTTACTAGTACTGTAGTTAATAGTATGCTTTTTGAAACTCAAACTCGTCCTTTTGTGACTACTATTAAAGCTCTTAGTAGAATGCTTCCTACTCCTCGTAGACTTACTGAGAAAGAGTATAATGATTATGAGAAGTATGTTATTGGTGCTGCTTATAATAATGCTGATGGAATTAGATTAGGTTATACTATCAACTCTTCTACGGGGCGTCTTGAATCAACTCAAACAAGTGATTTACAAGAGCGTCTTCGTATTTATGGATTTAGTGGTAGTCCAGTATTTAATTTTGATGTTGCAGATATTACTGAACCAACTCAAGATGAAATTGATGCTTGGTCTAAACTTACTCCTGCTCAAAAAGTTGCTTGGTTACAAAGTAAAGCAGAAGATGCTGGTATATTTAGTAAACTTAAAGTTGACCTTCAAGATAATTATCGTGTTGGTAATAAAGAATGTGCTGCTCAATCTATTCGTTTTAATGATGATAATGTAGATACTGAAACTGCTTACAATCTTTTTGAAACTGCTACTAAAAGTCAGAATCCTCTTGTTAAACTTGCAACTATAGACCTTATTAAATATGCGTTTGTAGTTGAAGGTTTCAAGATGCGTCGTAATGGTATTAATAAGATTATTAAGAATAGTACTCTTCGTGATGATACTTTGTTTGCTAATCAAGATGGAGAACCTACTAGTCTTCTTAGCCAAATTGATGCTAATTTTAAACATATTACTTATGACGATTATCGTGACGATTATTTAAGAAGTCATTCTGATAATGGTATGGTTCCAAAGAGAACTGTAAAGAAGAAAAGAGTAGGTAAAATTTGGGTTAATGAACTTAGTGCTCCTGATGGAGTTATAACGCTTAATGTTCCTTCTCGTAGAAATGATATTACAGAAGCAGATATTAATGATGAATTTGCTGCTACTAGAACTATTGCAGAAGAGACGGAAATCCGCCCCATAGAAGATGTAGTAGATAATAAACCTCAAGTTGTTCAAGATAAAACTACTGCTCCAGATGATACTAAACTTGCTGTTAAGTATGGTATTTATAATGTTTGGACTGATAGAGTTAATCCTTATGTAAAACTTACTTTTAAGAATCGTGGTGTTAATACTACAAATCTTTATAAGACTGTTCGTCATGGTGATATAATATTTGCTTATCCTGTTAGTATGCTTGAAGAAAACGAACATGGTATTGTTTCTGTTAATCAAGCTAATAATACTCTTTATAGTGAGATGTATTATAGAACTATTATTGATAATAAACTTCAAGGTAATCAACTTACTAAAGAAGAAATAGATGAACTTCGTAAAGAGTACGCCAATGAACGAGCTATTTCTTCTAAAGGTAGAGTTAATACTGGTTTTGACATTAATAAAGATAGAACTATTGGCGATATAGGTGGTGCTCGCGATGCTTATAGTAAAATTATTAATCTCATTAAAAATGATGCTAAAGGTATTCAAATTATAAACAATAGGTATCTTTATAATCGTGTTAGTGAAGGATTTGGTAATTTCCAAATTATTCATGATGTAATTGATGGTAATGAAGTTATTAAGAAAATTGCTTTTGCTAAAGAAACAAAAGTAATATTTGATTCTGAAGGTAAAGTAATTCCTTATCCTGTTAAAGTTATTCAGATTATTCCTTCTACTAACGATAAAGAAAGTACATCTGTTGAATATAATTTTGATATGTTTACTGATATTAATCGTAGAGCGCATGAAGGTGATGTTAATGCTTATCGTGAAGTTCAGTTTATGAATAATAACGGTTTCGAGAATGTTAGTACTGATTATACAAATATGTCTCCTAAACTTTATGAAGCTATTGATAGATTTACTAGTGCTACAGCTAAGAAACTTATAAGTGATGCTGACCAATTTTATAAAAAAGAAGATGGAACTTATGCTTCTATATTTGCTCCTGAAACTATAGAAATGATTCGTAATAATCCTAGCGAGCAAAGACGTTTTCAAAAGTTACTTCTTGATACAGATAGTCTTATTAATAAATATGGTACTATATTTGATGTTGTAGTTGATGAAAATGAGAATCCTGAAGTAATTGATTTCATTAATCATATTAAGAAAACTATTGGAGATTTACGTAACAAACTTAATCTTAGTACTCTTAATGAAAGATTTGCTAGAGAAGTTGTTGCTAAATGGTCTAACGACCCTAATATTCAAAATGGTTTAATTGATATTTGTAATGGTTATCATGCTGTTACTTGGTGTGATGCTTGGATTGGAGATTTACAAGATACTGGTAATAGTCTTATACAAAATATTAGCAAACATATAGTTGATGATATTAGTACTAAAGATATGCAAGCTGCTAAAGATGCTCGTGAATTTGAAAAAGCTATTAAAGCTCTTGGTCATATAGATTGGGACAAACTTGTTGATAAGAACGGTAAACTTATTAGAGATTATACTGACAAATTTGTTGAAGATTTAGATACTCTTAGAAATAAAGTAAATGAAGCCCGTAAAGATGTCATTAATAATCCTATGGCTTATCTTAAAGCTAAGCATGAATATGATGCTTTTAAGATTGCACATCTTAATCAACAGTTTAAGGATGAGTATTATAAAGCTATGTATGATAATGATGATTATATGCTTAATACTGCTCCTACTATTTTTGCTGAATACACAAAACTTAGAGAGCAAATTAGAAATATCAATCGTCTTCGTATTAATGGTGTTCTTAGTCATGAAAATGAAGAAGAATATCGTAAACTTAGAAGAAGTATTAATCAACTTGAGTCTACAATAAACTTTGATGATGGCACTGAGAAACCTATTTATGATGAAACTAATCCTATTCCAGGTACTAAAGGTTTTGATGAAGAAGGCAAACCTATTATTGTAGATCATGCTAAATATGATGAAGCTGTATTAAATTCTCAAGGAGCTGCTATGAAACTTAATCAATATCTCAAACGCAAGCGTGATATTAACGAAGAATATAATGATACTCAAGTTAAGGATAGTTTTGAAGAAGAACTTGATAAGAGACTTGATATTATTAAGCGAGCTGAGAAACGTGATGCTTTCGGTAATAAACAAGTTTCTGATGAAGTTCTTGCTAATGATGAGAAGTATCAAAGAGCTAAAGAATGGCTTGAGCAAAATGCTACTTGGCATGTAGACCCTAAAGTTAGTGATGAAATTGGTGTAGCTTACGGTATTCTTTCTAAAGGTAGAGTACAAAAGAATAATCAAATAACTTATAAGGCTAAACTTATCAAAATTAAACTTGCTAATGGCGAGAAAGTTTATGATAGTAAAGGTCGTATTCGTGGCAATATATTTAGTGAAGAAGAACAAGAAGCTATAAGAAAAGATGAAGCTGGTCGTTATAATAATACTATTTATTCTGCTGGTAATGAGCAAATATTAATTAATAATGCTCCTGAACAAAAGCAAGCTCTTCCTGCTGTAGTGCAAAGAATGCTCACTTCTAATAGCAAAGAAGGTAAAGCTAACGTTGAATATCTTAAATTAGTTAATGAAGTTAATGAAATTCTTCGTCCTTATTATGATACTACTAAGAAAGAAGTTAATACTATTACTGATAGACATCAAATTAGTATTGAAGAACTTCATAAACTTGCTGATTTATATGAGAAACTTCGTAATACAAAGAAGACTATAGTTAATGAAGATATACCTGGTAATGGTTCTGCTGTTGGTAGTTTTATTCGTAAATTTATGTATACTGAATATAGTCCTAAATTTGATATTGAATACGCTAAAGCTAAAACTATTGGTGGTGAATATCTTAAGGCTTGGGAAGATGCTAATATGGAATATGATTTTGAATATGACGATAAAGGTCATATTGTTAAAGATTCAGATGGTAATTATGTATATGATAAATCTGTTCGTCTTCCTAATCGTTTCCTTTATGGCACTCTTACTCTTAAAGATGAGTTCTATACTGGTATGAAGAATCAGAAAGTAGCTAAAGATTTGCGTAAAGAAGCAGAGATTAAAACTAAAGCTCTTGCTACTATTAATGAATATCTTGAAACTACTACAACTCCTTATTATAGTGATGCTATGGCTGAGGCTAGAGCTAAAGGTAAAGAAGAGTTTGATAAGTGGTTTACTCGTAATCATGTATGGAATGTTTATACTCATAAGTTTGACCCAATAGGTATTTGGCAAAAGACTAGTATTAAACCTAATTACGCTAATGGTACTTGGGCTGCTAATTATAATCAATTAGATATTGTTCCTAAAGAAGAATATAGTAATCCTGATTATAAAGAGAATACTACTCAAGCTGAGAACTTTAAACGTGGTATAGATGATGAGAATTATGCTAACAATGTAACTCTTAGCGACAATGAAAAACAAGCTAAGAAACTTATTGAAACAACATTAGATAAGATTGTTAGAGATAAAGCTAGTCGTCGTATTATTAGTCAAGGTTTTATTCCTATTACTGCAAAAGAAGCTGACCATAACTTTAAATGGTTTGGTAAACAAATAGCTGAATTTGTTGGTTGGAATGCTAATATTAGTTCTGTTGGTAAGAATAGTATTCATGCTGATATGAGTTATTCTACTGATAAAACTCCAGTACTTCCTATGATTGGTAGAGAATTTACTAATAAAAATAGTGAAGACATTGATAAAATTAAAGCTGCCGAACCAAAGAGAGATCAATATACTACTGATGAAGAGTATAATAAAGCTATGACTGAACATAAAGCTAGACTTAATGCTGCTGAAAAAAACAATAAAGCAATACATCAATCTCTTGTTAATAGAGATTTTGTTTCTAGTATTAGTCAGTTTATTAGACTTGCTGGTCATCAAAATGCTGTTCAAGATAATAAGTATCTCTTCTATTACGGTCAAAATATGATTAAAGCTACTCCTGTACTTGATGATAATATAGGTTTTAGTAATCTCAGAAAAGATATTAATAGAAGTACTACTGATGTTACTCGTTATGCTGAAAAGCCTTATGATGAAAGACTTTATGGTCAGTTTACTAATTGGGGTAATAGACTTATCTATGATAGATATAAACTTCCTAATAATAAACTTACCAAAGCTGCTAATATTGCACAAAGTCTTACTAGTGCTAAATTTATGATGTTAAATATTACTGGTGGTATTGGTAACGTTACTGTTGGTCGTAGTGGTATTTTTGCTGAACATATAGCTAAAGCTTATTTTAGTACTTCTTCTTGGAATAAAGCTAAAACTATGTGGTATTGTGCTTCTTTATCTTTCTTGAGAGGAATGACTAGAGAAGATAGTACTAGTCTTGCTGATGCTATTGTTAAATTTATGAACGTAGTAGATTTTGACGAAGTACTTGGTAGACCTACTGGTAGTTTTAAAGCTAGTGATGCTATTAATCGTATTAGAGACATTATGTATTCTCCTAATGCTATGGGTGAACATCACATGCAGAATAGTGCTATGTTTGCTATGATGTTTGAAAATAGAATTGTTCCTGTAGATGATTATCTAAATAAAGGTAGGCTTCCTTATCAAGCTATGACTTGGTCTCAATATAAAGTTGCTTCTCATGAAGAAGCTATGAGACAACTTATTGCTGGTACTCCTCTTGCTGCTCAATTTGAGAAATTTGTAAATGATATAAAATCTGACCCAAATCAACTTAAAGAATATGCTAGAGGAAGAAGAGATTTAGCTAATGAATTTAAGAACATTTTCCTTAATAACAAACAAAGTAAAGATTTTGTTGCTAAACGTAAGGAACTTGAAACTAAAGCTAAGGAACAATTTGAAGCTAATCCTACTCTTATGGAACAGCTTGATTTGGTTGATGGTAGACTAGGTTTTAAAGATGGTTCTCTTATGGAACAACTTTCTAAACAAAGTACTAATGGAGAAGTAAATGATGCTTATGCTCTTCTTGGAGAGTTCAAAGGTAAAGTTATTGCTGTTAATAAAGAAATACATGGTGTATATGATAGACTTGGTGCTGCTCAACTTGAAAAATATTGGTGGGGTAGTCTTGTTATGCAATATCATAAACATATATATCCAGGTATTCTTAAACATTGGAGAAGAAAAGGTTATTTCAATGAACAAACAGGCGATAGTCGTGTAGGTTGTGGTCCTGCTCTTATGGATTTCCTTGCAATGCCTATTCGTCAATATAACGAAAGACATAAACTTTTAAATGATAAACAGATTGAAGCACTTGAAGGTACTCAAAATCTTTTTGCTGCTTATGTAAACTTTGCTGAGAATATTCGAGTTAATTGGGAAGCATTACCTGAATATCAGAAAGCTGCTATTCGTAGAACAGCTGGTGATGTATTTGGTGCTTTATCTTCTATTATGGTTGCTATCGGTACTAATATAGCTTGGGATGATAAGGATAAAGATAAACTTCTTCTTCCTAATCTTATGCTTTATAGTGCAGACCAACTTGCAACTGAAAGTATGATGTATAATCCAATATTCCTTCCAAACAATGCTAAAAAACTTTGGAGTTCTCCTATTGCAATGATGAATATGCCTAATGATATTATCAATAGTCTTAATCTTGTAGCAAATGCCATGTTTGATGATGAATTTGATTATAATTATACTACTGGTCGTTACAAAGGTGAGAATAAATTTAAAGTTAAACTTATGAGACAAGTTCCTATTTATAGAGCTTATAATAATCTTGCTACTCTTGATAAGAGTAATAGTTATTATCATTATGGTCAAAATATACTTGGATTTGTTCCTACATCATTTGATAAATAAACCGCCCCGTAAAAGAGTTGATAATGTAAATTCTACTAATAAGAATTAAATAAGACCTTTATCTGTTGGAGATATTAATATTAATAGTATCTTTGCAACAGATAAAGGTTTTCCTGTTTTTGCCATGAAATTACTACAGATGTATGCGAAACTTTATTGCTCTATGGTGTAATGGCAGCACTACAGATTTTGGTTCTGTCAGAGCAGGTTCGAATCCTGCTAGAGTAGCAAATGCTATAAGTTCTAAACTACTTGCTAAAATAAATGATTATAGGATTTTAAATGTTGTTTAAGGTGATATTTATAAAGTTTATGAGCTAGATAGTCGTGATGACTGTCTAGCTCTTTTTCGTTTAATGTGTCATAATGTGTCGCTACTAATGAATAAAAAAAAAGAGTAACTCATCCTCACGGACAAGCTACTCATAATATTAAACAATGATTAAAAATGATGCAGCCGCTGCTGCTAATGTTGAATTATGAATTCTTATAACATGGAATGCAAATATCAAAAACATAAGTAATATTTCAATTTCTTTCGTAAGCGGTTAAATAATTAAAGTAGTATGATTAATCGACATTGATATGTAAGTTGCTTAGAAATCATTTATTATGTAATTGTGGGAGTTTCCCACTAAGTTTGGCATAGATTAAACTCGTATGCCTGGAGCTGAAATAAGACTGTCAAGTAAGAATAGTTATTAAATAAATTACACTTTAAATGACTTCTAAGCTACTTTGATGTTACGGCTGAATAATTATTCAGGAGATTAGAATCACCCTCGTACAGAGGATTTCAAAATGTAGGATGTGCCATATAGCTCAACTTATTTAAAAGGAGCTTTAATTATATTACCATTATCATCAAGATAAATAACACTATCTGTATCATATCCATCATTTGTAGAATCAACATCATTAATTTCATAGAAATCATCATTAATTCCACAACTATCTATACTTACAGGTTTATTATTAGAAACTTTATTGTAACTACAAGCACCAAGTCCGGCAGCTATAATAGTAAGTATAAGTATGGCTATATTTTTATGTTTATTATAATTTGGATTCATAATAATTTTAAATTAAAAACTGCTAGTACTTTCACAAGCACTAGCAGTAACACCGGAAGAAAATTTTCAGCATTTATTTCAAATACAAATCTATATACCTCTGTATACAGTTCACATGAGTACTTCCAACAAATTTAAATGTTACTTCATTATCTTCAAGAAATATTGTAGTAGGATAATCATAAGCTTTATACTTATGAATAAGTCTTTTAGGAAGCTCTGCAAAATCTTTAATTTCAAGAGCTATTTCTTTAGATGATTTAGCAATAACTGTTTGAATGTTATTTATCACTATAGAACAACCAAGACAATTCTTAGTCGTTATTATTAGGATTTTTCTTTTCATTTATCTCAGCTACTTTTTCATAATAAGAACCATCAGGAGTAAAATGAACTCCTTCATTGTTAAGAATAGTCTCATAAGTCTTTGCAGTATTCTTCAAATCTCTGAGAAGCAAAGCAAGATTAGCAAAAGTTACTTTATTAACTTTATCACTATTCTTAGCATTTTCGATAAACTTAGCCACATTGTTAACTTCGATAGCAGTATGTGCGTGCTGCTTAATCATTTCTGATACCCACTTTTTCATATTGTTTACTATTTAAATTATTAATTATTTCTTTGCGGTAGAACCAAATCCACCATCACCTCTATCAGTTATGCCAAGGTCTTCAAGGTTCTCAACTGTTTCAAAACAAATTTGTCTATGATGAGGAATCTCAAGTTGACCAATAACATCACCAACTTCAATAAGTTTTGCATTAGTTATAATGGAACGGAATACAACAAAAAATTCTCCACGATAACTTTCATCACCAGTACAAGGAGAATTAGGTATTACGTAACCCATCTTAGTAATACGTGAATTAGGACGTAAAGTAAGTGAATCACGATATTCAGTAGCAACGTGAATACCTGTTCCACACTTAACACGACCATCTTCTGTAATCTCAACACTAGTTGCAATTACATCACAACAAGCATCTGTAGCATGTCCATAAGCGTGACCGTCTTTATCACCTTCACTCATATAATGAGCATACTCTGGAATTTGTGCTTTAACTTTAGGGTCAAGCCAAATCTTAACTGGAACAAAATCAATAGCTGTACGAAGAGCTTCTTTAAGTTCTTTTTCAGCTAACTCTCTGTTGTCAGGAGTGTCTTTAAAAGCATTTGCATAATTAATCATTGCATCTGCTATACGATTACTTAATTGACTCATAATTTAATTATCTTTTGTTTTACGTTGTTGTTCAATATCTTTCTTTAGTTTATGTAAATTACCATTATAAATATAATTATGATTTACAGTAAATTGATTTTTACTAACACCATCAGGAACATCGATATAATCTTTAGTTCTCCTAATGACATTCATTTCTATAAGTTCTTTAATACCTTTACTTATGTTACCTTTATCATTATTATATTCTTTAGCTATAATTGTAGGACTAAGAATAATACTATTACAGCCATACTTTAAATGCTCCTCAATGTAACTAAATACTTGAGTAGCAGCAAGACTATGCTTTCTCATTTCTAGTACTATACCTTTACGAAGTTTAATCATTTCCTTATTATAACTAATAGCCGTAATATAAGGATTGTTAGAATTGTCTTTACTTATATGATTATTATCAGTATCTATAGTATTTATATCAAATCCAACATCACATATATCTTTAGCATAATTTCTATATAATTTATCCATATCACTATTACCATTATCGTTACACGCCTGCAAATATACATAAAAAGTTGTAAACTCATACAACTTTTGAATAAATTGTTGTAGTCGTTTACAACTTTTGTTGTGTAACGATTTGATAATCAACTACTTACAAGCTCTAATATAATATATATTAATGCTTGCTTTCATTTGCAGCACAAAGATAAGCATTATCATCAGTATTACTACTAATAATAAGTAGTTTAACGATAGTTTAACCACTAACATCTTCTACGGGGCGGCTTTAGCTACTTCTAGTATTCTAACACTAGTAGTTACTCTATCCTCCCCGTAAAGAAGTGTATCAAAAGTTATATAGCTCCATATCTAATGCTTTTACCCATTCTCTAGCATCATCTTTATTATCAAATACTAAAGCTTCTGGAACATTAGGAACACCTTTAGTTTCATCAATCATAATAGTGTAATTTACAACACTTTGGTTAGTATCAGCATAACTATTTACAGCACTAACTGTACCAACAAAGAATTTACCACTAATATGACTAAAAGCTAGTACCTCATCAACAACTTTGTAATGAGGTACTTTAAATTGATTTTCTTTTCCATTAAAATTAACTTGCATAAGCTACAACAGAATTAAGTGCTTTATTCATATTATTATTAGCACTACCCCAAACAAGACTATTCATACGTTTCTCACCTTCAAGATTAGCAACGTTACAATAGAAACCAGTTACAGCATTATATGCACCCCAGGCAGTACCACAAATATCTTTCTGACCGATACCATCATTATAGTAATCCATCATATTATAAAGTTGATTAGCTTTACGAGAAGATATTTCGACTGCTTCAAGAAGTCTATAATCACGAGCAACAAGTCTAGCATAACCTTTATTAGGGTCGTACTGATTAATTCGTTCAATCTCAGCAGGAGTAAGTTGCAATTCACAAAGATATTTATAAACTTGCTCATCGCTCATCTTAATAGTAGTAAGATGACGATAAAGTTCTTGAGCATCTAAAGCATGAGAACAAGCAACTTTAAGTACTTGAGCACCAAGTTCAAGTTTCTCTTTTATAGACTTAGTATGTCTAAGTCTGATATGACAAGAAGCTTTATCTAATGCTCCATTAAGCATATTAGTACAAATAACACGAACAGGAGTAATCATAATATCTACAGACGAACCACCATCATGTCCATTACTAAACACAAGATAGTTATCTATAACATCATCTTTACTTACAGAAGTTTGTACTGGAAGTTTAGCACTAACATATACTTTCTCTCCCATATTAAGACAAGCAGCTTTATCCCAAATTGCTTTACCTTCACCAATAGCATTATTAAAGAAGTTGAAAGCATCCATATTTTGAACAACTTCATACTTATCTTTAACTATGCCTAAAGGATAATTACAGTCTGTACGATATGTAGCATAAGCATTAGCACACTCACGATAAATATTACCATCATGTACAAAAGCATCTTCTCCTAGTTCATTATTACTGCCTATTCTAAAAGGCATTTTACCTACAAGTTCACACTTTTGAACAGACCAATCAAGACCTGCTTTCTTCATTACATCTTGTGCAGTCACACAATCAGATACATCTTTACCGATAGCCCAAGGAAGACCACCACGATTAAATTTACTCATAACTCAGCGTTATTAAATTGTTAAACATTATATTTTAAAAATTACATAAAGTTACAGATTCTTCATCAGCTTGAATATCTTCTATATTCATTTCACTAGCTATTTCAGAAATCAACATAGTAACAGGTATATTACCATATTCATTTAAAGCATCATTTAGCTTTTCTATTACTTCACTAACCCTCATAGTTTTCGTCTCCTTCTTCTTTATAATCTGGATTTAAATCTTTAAGATTCCATGTATCACGTAGTACATTCTGAACAAGAATTTCTACACTAACTATATGTTTCTTTAGTTCTTCTCCATTATATTTAAGATATGAAGCACTACTTGTAGCATCAGATAAATCTTCTGCTAGAATATTAATATTAAGAAAAGTATTAGCTTTTACTTTAATATCTGTTTTAATTAAATATACATTGTGCATAATATTACTATTTATTTTAATAAGACGTTATATTTATAATGGCTAAAGATGAATCATATTCTACATTAGTAGCATATACATCATCAACCATAACTTGACAGTCTCCATTAGTTTCTTGGAGACTGTTAAGTTTTTGTATTAGTTCTGAAACTCTCATGTTATTTGATAGTTAAATTATCATTTTCAACAACTTCAGCAATATTGGAAACACAACCATCATCTTTGATTTTAACTTTCATAAGTTTCTTATCAACACTAGGTTTAAATTTCCAACCATCACGATTAACAGCTCCGATATTAGTCATAAGCTGATAACCATCACCTTTGAGAAGGTCTGTAAGTTTAACTGGAACAGTAACCTCAATATTAACATCATCAAGGTCTTCTATATCAATTTCACTACATTCATAATTACCAGAATCTTTAGCTGTATTTATAATAGCATCAAGTAATGCTTGTTCATCTACAGAAGAATTTTGATTAAGAGTGCCGGTATATATACCATTAGCAAAAGTTACTTTAAGCATATCATTAATAGCTTCAAGTTTCTTATTATTAACTTCAACAGTTTCGCTTTTACGAATAGTTACTTTACCAGTACCCCAATCAATCCACTTCTTACCTTTCTTATCTTCTGTACCATACTTTTTAATAGCAAAGAGAACAAGATTAGTAAGACCTTTAATTGTATTCTCTTTAGATTTCTTGAGTTTAGCAAGTCTATCAGTCTCAGACTTAATAGCAAGAATATCAGCATTCAAATTATTAATAAAGTTAGTTATATTCTTAACTTTATTAGTCATTTCTTGACCATTAATTTCAAGCTTTTCTTCCATTTCTGGAGTTATTTCTCCACCTGCTTCTTCAATCTCATCATAAAGAGAATAAAGTTCTCTATCAATATCAAAAATACTTCTAGCCATATTATTTAATTATTTAATAGTTAAATCTACATCTGCTCTATGAGTAATTTTACCATCTTCAACAGTAGAATAATTACGACCTACAGTAACACGAACTTCAACTTCAGGATTAGCTACTTCAAAATCACTAATCAACTTGAGAATATCATTCTCTAAAGTCTTTGCATTCTTCTTAACTTCATTGATTGTCTTTTCCATAATTTTATAAGTTTAAATGAGTTTCTACATTATTTACTACACACAAAGGACATTCATCAGTTAACATATAACCAACTTCATCAGAACAAAAACCGTTTGATTCAAGCCAATCTACAGCTCTTTCGTTATCATCAGCAGCAGTTTCATTTTCTGCAAAATCCTCAGTTACGTCAGCAACTTCAATTTGTCCTATATTATAATTTAATATACTTATCCACATGTTATAGCATTAATTAAATTGTCAACTTCATCAGCAAGCTCTTTAGCCATAGGATGAGGAGCTCCACTAACACCATTAGAACGTAAATTAATATAATGCTCCCAATTATCAACAAAAGCAGTATGGACTACTTGAGTTTTAGTATTAAGAGGAAGAATTTCTCTAGCTTGTTGCGCAGTCCAACCAAGTTCAATACATTTACAATATACAAGATTTGCTATTTGAAGACCATAAAGAAACCAATCTATAGCTGTCCAACCTTCACAATAATGACCTTGAAGATAATTATCATTAAATATTTCTTCATCTCCATAAAATCCTGTATTATAACATTGTCCATCAGCATCAGAATCTGGAATCCAAGGAAGCTTAGCAACACTTATGTTATTACCAAATTTATTAGCATTATAACGACAATAACGAGTAGATTCTTCTACAATACTATTAACTCTATGACGATTAAGTTCACGACTAGTACCAATATCTGTTATAAAACAAACAGTAGTTCTTGGCATATAGTAAGGACAATTAGGAGTTGTATCTATAAACTCAAGAGTATCAATAGCATAATTTTCTATTATTACTCTAAGATTTGTAGTAACATAAAGATAACCATCATGATTATTAGTTCTACTATATTTATTATGCTCATATACCCCTTCCCACATAGCAACAGCTCTAGGCATGAAAGTAGGAAATTTAAGATGAACTGTTGCATGTTCACAACAACTTAAATGAAGACTTGTCAAATCTACATCACCATAAGCGTTTTGAGCAAGTATTCGTTCAAATCGGTTCTTAGGATTTATTTTACTATACCCAAAGAAATCATTTCCTTTGAAAATAGTTCTAAGAAGAAAATCATAAGCATCTTCATCTTTATTTTTTGGAGTAGATTGATAAGCAACACGAGTACATTTAGCTATATGTTTAAAAATAGCATCAAGTGTATAACCTTCTTGTTTCCAAACTTCAACACTAGGATTTACAACTTTAATCATATTATTTACTTTTTACGTTTAACAAAATCTTTTCCAGCTTCATAATCTTCGTGAGATATAGCAACTATATTCTCTTTATGTTCACTAGTAACAGGAATTTCTTTATCATCAGCAGATAAATTATATACATATCCATCTTTATCTTTACAAAGATGTTCAAAACCATAAGCAGATATAATTTCATTAGTTACATCTTTCTTACTGGTTTCTTCGATAAGAATAAGTTTATCTGTTTTAACAAGATTAGAAATATCAATGAACGTTGACTCTACCCGCCCCGTAGAAGGTATGGTAGGTTCATGTCCATCATTACTAGCTTGCCAAGCTAATAACATATTACAATAATTACCTAAATCTTGAATAGTATCAAACATACTTTCATCTTCAACATTAGGATTACTGTAACCTTGAAAATCATCTTCAATAAGATGAACCAAACGATTAGCTTTATCATACATTCTAGCTAGACCATATCTATAGCCTAGTTTATCACAACCTTTATTAAAAGCATTACCATAATCAGCATTCTTCTTAGCCATAAGACTAAGCATTTTGTTTTGTTGGTCACGTAATGCAACAACTTCAGGAGTTACAAGATGCTCTGGAACTACTCCATTAAGCACCGCTTTCCAATACTTTAAATCACTTTCTGTCATAATTGTTATTTTATATAAATAGGATTTGTTATAAGACCTTTATCTAAACACCATTTAAAAGCAGTTCTAATAACTCGTTCTGGAGTAATACCGTTAATACAATAAAGAGAATCTCCTTCTTCACCTATCCAATCAATTATATATTGAGAGTCAAATTTATAAAGATGAGGAATATATCCACAATCTTCTTCACATGCTATAAAATTATTAGCTTTTTCTTTTATTGTAATACATGGAAGTTGAACAAATAATAGAAAATTATCAGCAGCTTCAAAATCAGTTTTTAATTGAATATGAAGTCTTCCTACAGAATCTCCTACAACATCTGTTATAGGGAATATTTCTCTTTCTAGTAATTCATTAGGAATTTCATGAGCCATTCCTTCATAAATACTAATTGAATAATGAGAATCTTTTGGGTCTGTTTCTTCAAGTACAACTAAAGCGTTATGAGAAACAGCCGTATCAATAGCATTTTTTAATTTCATAATTTTACTTTTTAAATGTTCTACAATAAGTACATTATTTTAAATTGCATGATTGCGAACAGCATAATAAAGAAACATTAAAGCTCCTATTATTATATAAGGTACAATAAGTACTAAACAACCAAACCAACCACTATTGTAATCTTCATTAGTCATATTATTAAGTTATTTAATATTTTAATTTTGTTTCTAACGAATTAAATTTAGTTATATGAATAACTAATAAGCGAGTATAATAAAGCCGCTCACGCACGAAGTAAAGTGGAAATCTGCCACATCTTCTACGGGGCGGCTCTAGCAATTTAATGTTATATGTTCAACTGATACACTTCACCATCAGGTTGAGCATCAACAAGTTTAACTTCAATATTAGTATCTACAGTCATAGTATTAAGAATAGAATCTTCAATAACTTCTTTAGGAATAGAAAACTTTAATCTACTATAATTATCTTTATTAGTTATACTAAATCTGCCATCAACATTATTCATACTAACAGCTAGAAAATAATCATCTCGTTTAATAGTTTCATTCCATCGTTTCATAAACTTATAGAACATTCTAAACTTTATTTCTCGACTATATAATCTTTTAAACTTTGGAGAATACCAAGTTTTATGTTTATCTAATTCTTCTTTTACATTATCATAAGCGTTTAAATTCATTATTGTATCTACTTTTGAATATCAACTAACTTGCAATGGAAGGGCACGTTCTTAACACCCGACCTTTCACGAAACTCACAAGTTGCAAGTTTACCAATAAAATCTTCTTTATGTTTAAGAATATATTCTTGTCTTGAATGGTCAAAATTACCAGTAGCTTCAAACAGTTCATCATTAATGTCATTTTTAAGAACAAACTTACAAAGTGTAGTTCTAACTCCTTCAGGAATAACATCAACAATTTTGAACTTTGCGTCATCAACTCGTTTATATTTAAGCATAGCTAAATTACGAGCACCAAATTGATAAGCAGAATTAATATCACGAACAATAAGACCTTCAAAACCAAGACTAATAAACTTATCTCTGAATCTTGTAGCATCATAAATATTATTGATATTAATATCAGGTAATAATACAAGTTTACTCTTGTTATTAAGATGCTGTTCGTAAGTATCAAAAGTATAACATAGTCTACTTATGTTATCAATCTTAAACTTACGTCTAGCTTCATAACTCATATTATCAATAGCAATATCATAACACCAATACTGAAGAAGTAGATGTTGAGGAAGCTTTTCATTCTTAACAAAACTATTAATATCATTTACTTTATAACCAGGAATATAAAGTTCACCATCAAGGCAAGCTCCTTCTTCAATCATAGCATCAAGTAAATCATCTTTAATAGCTGGAAGAATTACTTCATCCATCCAAGTAAGTTTAGAAGTCCAATCAGTACCTTCTCTAGAACGATAAGTAAGTCTAACAGGATTAAACATATCATTAGTTTGTTCAGCACCAACAATACATCTAACTCCATTAATTTTATACTGACCTAAATAACTACGTTTATCAAAAGGTTTATTATCTTTAAGTACTTTTGCAAGCATTGGAAGAACAAAACCTTCATCAGTAGTATTATTCTTTGGAAGATAAGTATTAAGAAAGTTAAGAAGATTAACATCACCTTCTATGTTTAAAGGAGCATTATCTTTAAGTTCAGAAGCTTCTTTATATCCTTCTTTACGCTTAGCTTTAATACGAGACTCTATTTCATTACCTCTACTAAGTTTAGCTTTAATTATTTCACTATGTTTATGCCCTCCTACAACACCATAATGAACTATATACTCATTATCTTGACCCCATTCATGAATACTCCATGAAATAGGGTCGCCTTTAGCATTTCTTTTAAATAGTATCATATATTAATTTTAAGTTTACTAATAAGTTTAGCTCTAGCTTGAGCATTTAATTGAGCAGCAGATGGAGCTTTTTCTTTCTTAGGTTTTTCAAAACCTTCGATAGTTGCTTCTTTAGCTTTCTTTCTAGTAGTACGAGTAGTCTTTTTTAAACCTTTTTTCTTATCATATACGATAGGAGGATTATCTTCTTCATATTTAAGATTACGTTTATGTAAAGCTACAAGTTTAGAAACATATTCGTCTCTTTTATTTTCATCAATCCACCCTTGTTCAAGAGCATAATTAATTCCATGTAGAGTACGACTAACTTCATATTGATAAGGAGTACCAATAGTTTGCATCATTCTCATATCATCTTTAATACGAGAACAATCAAGACGAACACAAGCTTTAGTGACAAATTCATCAGCACCACAAGTACTAATATCTTTGATAGCCATAGCTTTAACTTGTTCATCTATTACCATAGTATAAGCTTTTGGAAATCTTACCATTGTTTAGCTATTAATCTGAATATTACAACTTTATCTGGTTTACCTAGACGACCATGAGCATATTGAGCCATAGCACCAATATCATCAGTTTCTCTAGTTTGATACATTTTCGTAGGTGTTTTACAAGTATGAGTATCATAATCATAATTAAGAGGAATATGAACAACATCTTTAAAAGGAATTAATTCATTTAAAGCATCATAATCTTCAGTACCATCATGAAAATCTACTTCTCCATACGAAAATATATTGTCTTTATCAAGGTCAAAAGTAATACCACCTCTAGTTATAGAAATAGCTCTACCTTTATCAAGTAGAGCTTCTTCTTTATCACTTATCCAAGTCATAAGAATACGAGTTTGTGATTTAATTTTATTACCAACTTTCTCAGTATGGCAAATCACAGTCTGATAATCTTTTGAAATAGGCATCGGTATTACTCTTATCTTTTCTGTATCGGATTTCGACATATCTAATAGTTTCTTTAATAAAAGTATCTATTTCATCATTATTGAATTTATCATGTAAATCAGCAAAATCTTTACACTCATAATTCTCAAGTCCAAATTCTCCACGAGTAATAAAAAGATAAGGAATACCATAAGTTTCTAAAAGATAATCAGCACCATCACGTCCAGTTCTATCAAAATCTAGAAGACTAACAATCATACCTTCATTATTAAGTCTTTTTCTAAGCCAAGTATATTCATTAGCTTTAAGTCTATAATTTTCGCTAGGAAGATTAACAACTCCAATATTAAGAGTTTTTCCATCCGCCCCGTAGAAGGTATGTTTGCTTAGATGACTACCTAAGCTCAATCTATCTTTACTAGACTTAGTTATAATAATATAATCATAATCTTCTCTTTCTAGATTAGGAAGACCTTCAAGTACATTACAATTAGTTACAAACTTTAATTCCTTAGTTCTATCACGTAATGGAAAATATAGTTTAATAAGATATACTCCAGATTTATTACGACCAAGCATATAAGCATAACAAGGGTCACTTTTAGCATCTTTATATTTAGGAGTAGGATTAGTTACTCTATCAATATAATATTGCTCAACTGGAATAACAAAATGAGTATTAAGATAATTCAAATCTACATTTAATTTAGCCCATATAGCTTTATCTTGACGATTCCAACTACGAGGAACAATTTCAATAATAGCTTTTTTATTACGAGCTTTAACGAGAGCATTCTTTATAGATTCGTCTACATCATAATCATTAATATGATTATCAATTTCATACGAAAACGTTCTATAAATATGACTTAGTACAAAATAAAAATCTTGTTTATTATTTGTACTAATTGGTCTTTCATATACAATACTTAGTACGTAAGCTACAGTATCATATATATCCATAATTTCTCCTGTTCCACCAAAATCTCTAACTTTTAACTTGCCATGAGCGTTATATTTAAAACCCATAGAAGCATCAGTATCATCGTCTCTAAACACAGATTTTATAAGTCTATTATGTTCAATACAATCGTTTATAATAGACTTGTCTATGTTTAAATATTTAGACATAATATCAATTTGACTTATACGAGTTTCTATTAACTCTTTAGTAAGTTTACTTGTTAAAGGATTTCGTTTCATATTGCTGTATATATTCTAAATAATTGCTTTCTTGAAGAAAATATTTTTCTAGTTGTCCATTAGTAACAACTTCTCTATGAAGACTTTTATAATCTTTATTTGAAGCGACAGCTAATTCTTTAAGAGAATAAACAACTCCTTTATATTTATAAAAATGACTAACAGTTTTATTTTTAGTTTGTTCAGACATTGTTATAAATTTACAATTATCAGGAGTGTAATTACCATTTACATCTATACGTTCAATAGTTAGTTCATCAGTATAACCATTATTTAAACTCCAAGAAAGAAAATTATTATAATCATCTTTCCATTCATCACATACAGTTATACCTCGTCCTCCATATTGATTGTATTTTGCATCAGTAACACAATAACATCTACCTTTCATGTGACACCAAATCTTATATAATCTACTTTTTGTATCATAATTAGATTTTTGTATACAACCACAAGATTTAGTTTTTCCATTAATTAAAGAACTAATTTGAATAACTCTAGTAGTGCCACAATCACATTTACAAAGATATTCTACACCACAACGTTTTTGTCGTCTAGATAATGCTATAATAGTCCAACGACCGTAACGTTCACCTATTCTTTTAAGATATTCTTCTTTTATAGGTTTTGTTGTAGGAAGAGGAATTATATATTTATTACCCATATTATCATTACAAAAAAATTAGGGGCAACAACAGTATTACTACCATCGTTACCCCTTAGAACATTAAACTTTAGTTGAGAATTAGTAGGCAAAGAGATAACTCTTCACTTATCTACTTAGAATGGAAGGTCATCTGTAGCAGTTGGGTCAAATCCAGCACCAGCAGGAGCACCACCAGCAAACTCACCACCAACAGGAGGAACTACAGCACCACCAGTCATACCAGGCATACCAGGAATACCAGGAACACCAACAGTAGGAGTCTTATTAGTCTGCTTAGGAGTAATACTTTCCTTAACCTTATCGATAGCAAGAATAACAGGAGGAAGAATCTTTCCTTCCTTCATCTTAACTAGCTCAATAGCACCAGAACCAACAAATGAAGTAAACTGCAAATCTTTGCTCTTATCAACATCTACCCAATCACCTTTACGATTACGAGTAGCACGAAGCAACTTAATCCAACAAGAAATAGGTTTACCATTACCATCCTTAAAGCAAGGCTTAGCAGTAGCACCATCAGCAAGATTAAATTGACCATTAAGCATAGCAGCAACATTCTCAAAGATGTGACGATAACCATTAAGAACATCCTGTGCATCTACTGCATTATACTCCAAATTGCCATTCTCATCTTCAGTATAATCTTCAAATGTAAGAGTAAGAGCATCTTCCTCTTCAGGAGTCAGTTCACGACCTTTAAGATAGAATACATCAAGAAGATGCTTTGTCCAATTAAGAAGAGCATCTACTTGCCAAGCATTCTTACCACCAGGAATAGTATCAACATTACTCTCAACTGGGAAGAAAGTCTTAGTAACATAACGACGTTCCTTAATATTCTCATGATTACTAGCAAAAGTAACCACAAGACGAGGCATTTTAAGACCGGCAAAAGAATTACCTTCTCCACTCTGAGACCACTCTACACTTACAGAATCAAGATGAGCCATGAATAAACCATTAGCTGGGCTAGCGTCTTTCTCATGAAATTTAAGACGAGCAGCAGCTACTGTGTTATTACTAATACCTCTACGATTTTTCTTTACAGCACCATTTGCAACTGCTGCTGCTTCTTTTGTTACATCTGTCATAACTTAATTAAGTTTTAAACGTTTATATTAATTGATTAAAAAAGGGAACTGATTTGCTCAGTTCCCTATAATAAAAAGCGAATGAATATCTAATGAATGAACTAATTACTCAGCAGGTTCAGCAGCCTTATTAGCAGCTACACGAGCAGGCTTCTCATCAGTGTACTCACCAAGAGGATAATAGATAACATCAACAATCTTATGACCATCGTTGAACTTACCTGTCTCACCAGCCTTAACATCAACAGAGAATACACGCTTCAAAGCAGTCTTATCTTCCATATCAGCTTTAAGCTGCTCCCAGTTGTTTGTATCAGAGAAGTTAAGCTTCAAACCAGTACCAACTGCATTACCACTAGCAGCAAGCTTACAACCACTGAATGCCTGAGTCTGTGGACTCTGCATCTCATCAACTGTATAATGTTCCTTAATCTCATCATCTGTAGCATCCTCATTAAGGTTGTAAGCAGCAATGAGCTGAGCACGATTAGCAGCAATGATAGCATCAACATTCTCATCATAAAGCTTCTTCTTCTCTTCCTTAGTAAGACGAACAGCTACAGTAGCTTCTGAACCATCCTTCTTAAACATAGGAACACCCTTAGCAATATACCAAACAGTAAGAGACTTAATACAAGCTTCTACACCCTCAGAAGTTTCAAGGTCGAAACCATTATTCTTAGCATACTCCAACAAATCGGCATTTTCCTTAGCCATTACAAGTGCTTCAACATCAGCGATATTATTAGCAAACATAATGTTATCACCAGGCTGCAAACCAAGAGCCTTAGATACAGAACCTGTGATAGCAAAACCACCCTTAGTAGTAGCAACAATAAGCTGAGGCTCAGCATTAACTACACTACTCTTAACACCACTTGCAACTGCTGAAATACCGAATGATAAACCGTTAATCTTCATAACTTTAAATATTTAAATTGTTAATAAAATAATTATATAGTATAATACTATTTACACACTAAATTGTTCCTTACTCTGGAGAAACTTCACCATTAGAAATTTCTTCAATATTTACAAAGTCTTCATCATTAGGAACTGAATTGGCAAAGACTTCGGATAATTCATCGTCTGACATAACACCCATAAGAATATCACTAGCTATGTCTCTCGCACCATACATAAAGGCACGATGACCAATCATAATACGAGTATATTTCTTAAAAGTATCTTTAGTAAATAAGTCAGCCGTATTAGCTTCTGTATAAGAGAAATGACCTACAGCATGAGTTTCAACTACTTTACCATATATTCTCTTAAACCTAGTAAACTTATATTCAGTAACATAATCTGTAGGAGTAGCCTGAGTTCTAATAACAGGAAACTTACCTTCTTGAGCTACTTTCATAGCTTGTGGTAGATTAATGCACTTAATACATTGTTCGTTAATTTGAAATTCGTTGTATATTCTACCTTTTAAATCTTTATAATATTTAAGAGGATAAACACCAACTATTTCATCGTCTGTTTTACTTTCAGCTTCTGCTTTGGTACGACATTTAACACAATACTGTGGAAGTAGTGTCTCATCATAAACATTATTGCCATCAGTATACTTATACTGAGGTACATAATCTTTAGTAGTTTCCCAGACTATACCTGCCCTTGACAACAACGCTTTGACGATATGAACATCAACACCGGTTTTACCATTAATCACATGGATATGTTCTATACAAGTACTAAAAGGTAATCTTAAATCTTGTGCTCTCATAAGAATAGCAAGACCTTCATTTACGCTCTTAACACCGCCTTTTTCTGTAGCAATAATCTTCTTTAGAAATACTTCTGCATTAGCAAGTTGTTTCTCATCAAGAAGATTTAGAACATGAATACCAGTATTAACATCATCTTGTCTAACAATCAAACTACGATTGCTACCATTTTCATCTTTAGTATCATTCATTATTTCAAAGAGCTTATTAGTTCGTTTTCTAATTTCTGCTGCAAAGATAAGAACTTTTTCTTAATCAACAATACAATAAGCATTATTATTATCAACTTTAACATTTCTATCAAAATCGTTAATTATTGTATGATTGGCTGGAACACTCCTATCTTCTAGTTTTTTCTCCTCTAACGTGCTTCTATAGAATAAGGTATATAATAGTACCTCATTACTGAAATGAACCTTAGAAAGCCTATAGAAATAGTTCTCAATAGTATCACATAGCGGAGAAGTGATTATAACCAAATCAATATCAACATCTAAAGACTTGTCAGGTGACGCACCACAAGAAATTACATTTATCTTATGGCTATTCATAAGTTTCTGTGCAAGTTTCTTTTGAGCAATAACACCTAGAAGTTTAGGTTGACCTTTCTTTGGACCACTCTTTATAAGAATAGGATTTCCATAATCATCTACAGCAGGAACGTTATCTACTTTATCATGGCAATTAGCACAAATCCTTTTACCAAATTTATCATTAAGATAATCAGTAACAAGATTAGCAAATTCACCATACTTGTTTATAATGAGTATGTTCTTGTCTAAATTATCATTGACTATATCTAAGATATTACTAAGTTTATCTTTAGAACTAGCAAGTTTAGTACTACGTTCTCTAATAATATTATAAATACTATCAGCACGTTCTTTAATAGCAGAAGGACTATAAAGTTTATCTATGTCTCTATTAAATTCTGAAGACATATCTAAATGATTATCCCAACCATTAGTACGAGCAATAGCATCACATATCATCATACTAGAACAATTAGTATCACTATTTCCCAATCTAGCATACTTAATATTATCAAAGTTACCAAATATAGCTAGAGCAGTAGAAATTTCCCTATTATAATAGGTCATTTCTTTATCTAGTTCGGTATCAGGTGTTATAGTTAACCCTACCAAACACTCTTTTACGGGGCGGTTAGTTCTAACTTCATCAATAACATTTTGACTAAAGTTACCAATACTAGGAGCAACAGTATAGAAATCATCCATAGTTTTATTATCTAGTAGTTTATTAAGAATTACTAGCTTAAACTTAGACTTTTCTATCATAGCTATATGTACAAAATGAAATATACTAGGATTATAAATTATAGTCAGTAAAGGACTATAATCATTAATATGTTCAGCAGCATATTCAGTAGTTAAAATCCTAAGACTTCCATTATGTATTATAGTACGAAAAGAATTATTCCATACTTCATTGTTCAAAGTAGTTAAATAACTTTCAATACTACTTCTATCTGCAAAATCTTTCACAATAATAACAACACTAGTCGTAGGAGACTTATTGTAAAGTTGTGGAAGAATATAAAGCAGAGGTCTTAGAGCATCAAAAGGAGCAGGTATTACAAAAGTACCTATTCCTTTATTTAATCTCCAAACATCAACAGCATTTAAATAAACTTGTTCTTCTGTCATTATTCTTCTTCATTATCAAATAAACTATTATACATACCAAAGTTCTTTTTTAATAGAGCTTTTCCACTAAGAGTTTTATTCTTTGCATTACCTTTCTGATTAGGACTTATTCCAAGCTTAATAGGATTAATAATCTTATAAGCTTCTTCATAATAATAAGCATAATCTATATTACGCTCACTAATATCTTTATCGTCAAGTAAATTAAGAATTTGAACTGGCTTTCCGCTAGCTAGTACACTACGTTTACCAGTAAGTTTATGCTCTTTCATAATCACAACTCCTCTAGTAGATACATAGAAACGAACATGAGGTTGACTACGAACTTCAACACGTTTTCCATCTACTACTTTTTCATAAACAACTTCAAATTGTTTACCAACATTTTGAGTTTTACAAAAATCAAGAACATCTTTATGATTACAAAGAGTTTCCATTACAGATACACCATGAGCAAAGTATTCAAATACAGCAGTAGCTACAATAGGCATATCATAACCTTTCTTAAGGTCTTTGATATACTGCTTTGGGTCAAGAGCACCCTTATACTCAAGTTTATCGTTACTTTGAATATCAAAATAATTATTCACATTAAGACTAACGAGCATCTTATAATGTTCATCATCAGCAGACATTCTATTAGTCTCATTCCATTCCTTACAAATTTGATTATAAACATCGATTTTATCATAAGGAAGCTTTATAACGATACCATCTGTATTAGCACTAACAACATGTATTCCAGCAAGTTCAAGAGATTCACAAAGAGTCATTGTCATTAATTGACCATTAATAGTAACTCTCATTTGTGCAAGTCTGTCATAAAGCCAATAATTTTCATAACCATATTTACCATAAATAGCATTGATTACAATCTTTAATGCTTCAGCTGCTAGACTATTATGTACACCAGGAACTACAAAACCATCTTCATCCTTAGTATGTTTACACTTAACACGCGTCTGTTTAAAATAATCTACCATGTTTACAAACACCTTAGTATTAAGATGTTCAGGTACTACTTCATAACTAATCATTATACTCGGATAGTAAGATGTATAATCATGATGAACATAAACATATTTATCAGTACTTTTAAGTATTACAGGCTTATCTTGAGTATGAATACCTCCAGTAGCTAGAGTATATGTTGTACCATAAAATTCTATTTCACGTACAAAACTATCTTTATTAGTTCTATATATTACAACTTTCTTCATTTCTTCAAGTAAATCTTGAAGTTGTTTAGTTTTAAACTTAATATGAGGAAATATAATACGTTTAAACGATAAAGCAGTTCGTTGAGTACGAAGATTTTTAAAAGAATCTTCTTTAAGTCCACTACGTTCAGAATAGAACTTATTAAGAAGTTTATCAGCAATATTACTTCTAGCACTACATAGAAGATTAAGTTTAAAAGCATGACCTAGACTATATCTAAGTTTAATCTCATCAGGCTTTTGTCTAGCTATCTCACAAACAAGAAATACATCATTCTTATTATAATGAAGCATAGGCTTTATATATTTAGGCATAAGATACCTATCAAAGTCAGCAGTAAACAAATGATTTAATTGTTCATTTGTCATGCATTTATATTCATCTTTTTTCCTATATACATCACCTTCTTCATCATCTATTGGAGGTAGCTTAAAATCAAGAAGATTATACCATTTAAGATTAATACTAACTTGCTTTAAACTTTTACCATACTTCTTACGTTCGCCAGTATCTTTATCTACATTTACTCCAGCAGAATTAAGAGCATAAACTTTAAACAAATCAACAGTTACATAAGGTAATCTATACTTACGAATAACATTAAGCAGAGGGTCATTCCATAAAGCATCTTTATCATCTTGTAGAGATATTAGTTTATTATTCACTTCTTTAAGAAATGAACAAAGTTGTTTACTAGTATCAAAACGATTCCAATACATAAGGAAAGCTCTAGTCATCATATCATCATAAGCTTGATTATTATAGCCAAATAAATCATATCTGTCTACAGTACCATCATCTTTAGTTATAGGACGCATCTTCTCAAAGAAGTCTATCAACTCTAACATCTGTGAATCATCTGTATCAGTAACATAAAATATCCAACTCTTTACACTATCAAGTCTAGATTTAATTTCTTCAACTGTTAAAGTATCAGTTAAAGCACCTTTACAATCTGCAAATTTATCAAGATAATCTCTAACATCTACAAAAGTAAATGAAATCATATTCTCAAATACTTCTAAGTCTACAGCTAAACTATGAATCATTTATCAATTTAATTATTTCCATTCCATTATAATTATTATCTTTACTAGCAGTAAGCCATTTAACTAGACGATTACGAAATTCATCGTATTTATTATCATCTATAAACTTAATAAAAGGAGAGTAATTTGTACTGTAAACATAAGGAGCTATATAATATAGTTTATCTTTACCTTTAGTAATATCAAAACCAAAATTAGTAGCAGCATTACCAAGAAGCATTATCTTCTTGATATTATTAATTCTAATATCAGCAAATGTATAAAGCATACATCTATTAGCTATATATTGATTTACAGGACAACGTTCATCAAGCTTACAACGAATAAGAGGAACAATATAAGGGTCTAGTTGTTCTAGACCCCCCGTAAAAGATGTGATAGTTTCCTTTACTATTTCCACATACTTACTAAATGTCATTCCTCTATTCTTATAAGCATTATAATCAACATTAGGTACAACAATAATCATACCTGACATTGGATTACCAACACCACTAAGACATTTGCACTTAGTATTAAACATACCTAAAGCACAATCATCACATACGTTGGAAGCCATAAGGTGATAAGAAAGTATATGGAAGACAAGTACCTCCAGGGTATTTACTAATAGTCATAAGACTAGGAAAGTTACAACCATTTTCAATACGCTTACGAGCTTTAATTTTATCACTTCTTTTCATAATTAATTAATCTTTACTAGGTTCAACATAATCTTCTACTTTATCATAATGATTAACATTATAATTGTCGTAAATAGAAGTACTAAACATGTATATATTATCACGTTTACCCCAAGTTTTATCTAGTTTACGTTTATAACCATAAACACTAACTCTACCATCAACAGTAGCGTCAACTTTAGCAATTTTATAATACTGACGTTTAAGACCCCAAGCATTATTATTTTCAGTTACATAAACATCGCCAACTTTGATTGGGCAATTAGCAAGAATATCAGCAGAAGCTTCTTCGTCAAGAGCTTTAATTTTACTCTTATATTCAGCTTCTATTTCATATCTTTTTCTAACGTAACATTGTACACGTTCTTTAAGAGAAGGACTATTACTTGTATTACACATTTTATTTAATATTTTAATTTTCGATTTTAGCGCATCAAATAATTTTCGTGATTAATTAATCGACTAAACTATTCAAATCGCTTAAAACTCAACAAAATTGTCATCTGATGAATTTGGTATCACTTCGATGTTCCATTCTGCCAGCGAAAACTCAACACTTTCATAAACATAATCAGGACGAACAACAACACCTTTATGATAATTATCATCAATAATAACAATAGTAGCATTTAAGAGAGTACCGATAACAGTACGACTATTATCTTTTTTGGTTAACTTTACAGTATCGCCAAGGTTCAAATCATTTTCATCAAGAATACCATTAGATATAGTATCTTTAATTCTAGCTACATCTTGTTCTTTTTGTTTAAGAACTCGAACTAGTCTAACAAAGCTATTATTATCAATATCCATATCTCAAATACACTTTTTCTTTAGCTCTACTAACAGCAACATAAAGCCTCTTATTAATATCACTAGCATTAGTGTAAGGTCTACCATACTTATCATAAACAATATCCATAACATCTACCATGCTTACATTGTAAGTTGAGCCTTGAGACTTATGACTACTAATAGCAAAACCATAATCTAAATCTCTATAATAAAGAATAGAACCATCAGGTCTACCAATATTAACAAGAAGAAGACAAGATTCTTTAAACTTATAATAAGCTTTCCACTTAGCAGCACGAATATCTCTACGAGCATTCTTAGCTTGTTGAATTAAATCATCAGCAATCTTACAATACATAGCCATAGTATACTTATCTCTATGGTCTATAATAAATAATGGAGAAGTAACTTGACCACCAAATACAGCTTGAAATTTAACCATGAAACCTTTAAGCTCATATTGTGGATGAGTATAGTTAGCTATCTCTTTTACAATATAATCTTCACTATTCTGAATAATCGCATCATTAAATTGGTCTACAATAGTGACATAAGAAGTAATCAAATCATTCTTAGTAATAACAGATTTTTCACTGTCTTTAATTATACTTTCTCTAATAAATTTATTCCAATTAGAAACAGCTTTATTAGTATAAGATATAACTTTGACATAATCAGTATTACGAGTAATTGATTCGTCACTAAATTGTTTCACAACTTCTTGCTGAAATTGAGCAGAATTACAAACTACAAATCCTTTAGTCATAGTATTATCAAATTTACTATGATTACGAGATATGTAATTTAAGAAGTTAAAAGTTCCATTATAAACATCACCACGAAGAAGTTCAGTAAGAGTTCTTATAGGATTATCTTCATCTTGTCGTACAATCTGTGTAAGTCTGAAAGATGTAACACCTTTAAAAGCATAACTATCCTTCTCGTTTACGGGCGGGATTTGAGCATCATCACCACACAGTATGAGTTTAATACTATACTTCTTCATCATCTTATCAATATAAGTAACAAGACTACGATTAAGCATAGAACTTTCATCTACTATATATAGACGATAATCTTCAATTTTTATACGACCATAAGAAGCAAAAGTAACATTGTTAATATCAAACTTTTCAATATCATAATTAGGTTTAAAACCAAAATCAGATTGAATAGTATTAACATTACAATGAGTACCTCTAATACTATTTTTAAGAACTCTACAAGCTTTATGGCTTGGAGCACTTAATCCTATTTCAGAGAATGGTATATTACAATCTTGAAGTAAAGCTTTAAGAAGAAAAGTTTTACCAGTACCACCAGGACCAATTAAAGCACGCTTAAAATCTTTAGGATTATAAGGTTCATTAATAAACTTAATAAGTCCATTATAAGCTTTTGTTTGGTCATCAGTAAAAGTAAACTTTTTAGCTCTATTTTTATTAGGAGTATTTATAGTAAATTCATCAACATTACTCATTATATATCCTCCTCATCATCTATTAAATGTTTAACATTATAATCATGACCAACTAGAGTTAAAATTCTATTGAATTTAGCATAAAGTTTACCATCAATTCTAACAATCCAACAAGAACAAATCCAGTTATGACAAAAAGGTACATAACGATTAGGGTCTGCTTTCTTGAATATTCTATCACTTTCACTAAGAAGTAAACTAATGTATTGTCTATTCCTTTGACCAACTCTAGTGAATATACGTTCACATTTAGTTAAATCATAAGAATCTTCAGTAAAAGGAAGAGTTACTCCATCTTTACCTACATCACTTATATTAGTATCTTTGGTAAGTTTATTAATATAATCAAAGTACTTAATACGAACAGTAAAATTACCTTGTTCATCTTGAATAACTTGACCAGGAACTAATTTAGTTAACTTCTTATTAGGAAGTACAGTTGGTGCTCTACGTTTAGTAGAAGCTTTAGGCTTAAATACAAATTTAAGCTTAGAATAATCTACATTCATTTCTTTTTATTTGTTAGTTTATGTTCTTTCTTAATCTTCTTAGCTTCTCTAGCACTTACAGTAGCATCTTCAAAATTAAGATTACTAGCTTTAACGTTTTTAGCACGATAAAGAATGTAACCACAATAATGAACTAGAAAATCAATTCTACCCCAAGTGTGAATACCAATTACAGCATCTGTTGGAACAATGATACGATTACCATTAATCTCAGCTACTTTTGATACACACTTTAAATCCTTTCTTTCATCATGTTTTTTAGCCATTTTACAAAAAGTTTAATTAATAAATAAATCATCTACTTGAACACTACATTCAATGGAAGTTCTGCTTGGTTTCGCACCATAAGCCGTATTACTACACTTAGCAGAACTTAAATTATAAAGAATAACCACTCTAGCCCCCCCGTAAAAGGTATGACAAGATATAATCATTCTCTTTCTCTAATTTATCACATACCTCTAATACTTTATCAATACCAGTATGTCTAACAGCAATTATATCTTTAATTACAGTAGTCATATCATGTTGACTTAATTTCATAAGATAATATATGGTTCTAAAACCTCTACGAGTATTAAGAGGAAAGTTATAAGGAATAACATAACTTGTACGTCTTGAAGGATGTTTATAAAATTCTTTTTTATCAACATAACCATTACATTGTACAACTTCTCCAAAATCAGGTACATTACAATGTCTTGTATCAAATTGATAAAGACAATTATTACATAGTATCATAGTCTACCCTTTCTTTTTCTAATAGCTCTACGTCTATTTTCTCTACGTTGAGTTTTACCATCAGGAAAACTACTACTACAAGCTTTTAAACCAGGTCGTTCATTAGCACTAAGTATAATACTTTGAGTATTATAATAGTTTCTAACATTACCTACATATACATCTTCGTCGCCCATAATTTTATACTTTAAATATATTATCAAGAATATCTCTAAAATTAGGATTATCTATTACATACTGTGCATCAGCTTCATTTTTAAATACTGGACTACCATAATAAGTATAAACAGAATTATCAATTTTGCAAACTGAATAATGTGGTTCTGCTACAAATTTATAATAAGCAATAGAATAACCTACAACTTCTTCAGTAATATTAAATTCCCAACCACCATTAAAATAGCTAGCAATATCCATAAGATTAGCTAGAGCGATTAATTTCTCTCTAACTTCACATGATTTATCACCTGTAGAATCTTTAATTTCACTAAGATAAGTATGATAATTAGTTGCTTTAGCCATATTATATATCTGTTCAAGACTTAACCATTTACTCTTAAACCTTATAATACCTTTATCTAAATCACTATGTTCTTTATCAATTACATAACCTTTAGGTAAATCAAATTCTATAGGTTTTAGTTGAATAGAATTATCATCTATCCATAAAGGTATAAATTTATAATATTCATCTTTAGAATTATCTTTTGATTTATTATTAAGAATCTCTACGAATACTATAGATTTACTATCAGGTCTTCTAAGACTTGAACATTCACCAAATATACTAATTCTTTTATCTCTAGATAAAGCATCATAGTTTCTATCACCAGCAGATATATCACTACTAGAACAAATAGTAGCAAGAGAACAATCACAACAAGAGTTACTTTCTCTTACTTCATATAATTTGTTCATATACTCGATTTTAGTATCAATATCAAATGCTTTACCTACTTCATTATTATTTCTATTTGTTGGCATAATTTATTTAATATTTTAAATTCTTGTATAAAGCTCTCAAATTAATTTGCCGATAAATTTATCAGCTAAATTAACTGAGAGCTGTGAAACCTAGGAAAATACGCAAAAATCGAATTTACTCATAAATACCGGACTGCTCAAGCATAATTGCTTGGTCAGCCTGCATATCAGAGTAAATATCATCAAGTACATCATCACTAAGAATAATAGTACTTGGAGGATCAGGAAGTTTAGTTCTATCTTTACTCATATTATGAAGCTTTTTCAAGATGAATACTAGCACAATCAAATTGTACTTTACTACCTAATTTGCCTTTAAGACAATAATCTCTTACGGCACAATTTGGGCATTTAACTCCATTAGCCATAACATTATATATATTACCAGCAATTACAATACCAGTTATAACATTTTCTTCCATAATTGTATCTATTAAACATTAAAAAACCACTACTACTTTCACAAGCAATAGTGGCATATCCTTTGATATTATGAAAATATAATACGTTTTACACACTTGTAAAACCTATGTGAAACTATTATATGAAAAATAGAATAATAACACTAATTATAAGAGCAACAATAGTAGCAAATAATATACGTGCTTCTTTATTGCGTACTCTAATAGTTTTCTCAAGAGAATCAATTCTACCATAAAGAGCTTTATTGTGCTCTTCAAGAGTAGCGATATGCTTATCTTTATTATCTATTGTTGCATTAAGAGCAGCAATAGTTTTTTCTTGATTACTTTGAATCTCCTCACTCTTATCAAGAGAATCTTTAAAAATTTCAATCCTCTTTTCATTAGTAAGTTGAAGTTTCTTGAATGTATCAACAGACTTATTAAGTCTACGTTCAACATCGTCTTTACGAAGAATAATATTTACTAATTCTTCAATACTCTTTTTACGTAACGTAGTTCTACGTCTTTTATCATTAGCTGATAATTCTTTTTCTTTCATAATACTCTTATGTTTTAATTATTCGTATAATATATTATCACTAAGTTCATCATAGCTAGCATCATCACCAACCATGATTTCACCAAATAAGTCATAATCATCAATATCATGACTAGTACAGAATGCGTCAATATCTTGAGCATTATAATCAAATTCATTATCTTGTATCATAACTGTTATTATTAATTATAATGCAAAGATAATGAATTTAATTTATCATATCTTCTACGGGGCGGCTAGATTAACTTATATTTTAAGCAATACTAGCAGTCTTAACACTAAAAGGATGAATATTAACTATTCTACCTTTATAGCCATAAGTCTTAAATCTAGACTTAGCTATCTTCTTAGCATGAGTAAAACCTTTACTAGTAGAAATCATAAGACTTCCATCAGCACGTTCTTTAAGTCTGCTACTAACGAAATAATATCTTGTACACATAATAAGTTCTCCTTATTTAAATTAATAAATAGTAGTAGCACTATTTCTAGCACTACTACTTATAGTTATTATTAAATATCACCAAACATCATCTTCTCTGCTAATTTGTCTAGCATTTTAAGACCAAAAGCACTAAGACGAATATTAAACACATGATTATAAAAACTATCATGCTGAACTACTGTAGGAGCACCATTATTACTAAATGGATTAGTATACTCCTGACCAGCAGTTACAGCTTCTTGAATGATGTTAATTTTGGCACCACTAAGAACTACATTAAGAGCTTTAGGATGCTGAATCAAATGATTACCAGCAAATGCTACATCCTCATTCTCTCTAAGAGCACCAACAATAGAATAGTTACCAACGAAGATTATATTGCTTTCACCTTCAACATAACTACCATCTTCTTGAGCAACCATAGCTTTTACTGGTTTATCAAGAGTAATAGCAACTCTATTATAAGTTTCACACTCAGTAACATTAATGTTACGTACTACTAAATCCTTGACTACATTGTTAGTCTCAACTGCCATCAGCTGGCTAATAACTTTCTTTGTGTCCATAATTTAAATAATTAAAATGTTTATAATGTTAATTAACTCAATTATCAATTAAACTAGTACTATCTTCACAGACCGTACTAGTAGCAACAGAACTTTATATTTATTTGGAAATGGGAAGTCTAGCATTATAATAATCAACTGCTTTATCTGTATCAAAGAGGTTTTCATTATAATCCTCTATTTCTTCAAATAAAGCTTCAGAAGCATTATAATAAGCTTTATAATCTTTAACTTCTTTACGTAGTTTAGTATTAGCTGTAACAGCATTAACTAAACTAATAGTACTACTAATAGTAGTAGCTACTAATATTAACAGCACAAAAACTGTAGATTTACTTACTTTATTCATCTTTATTATTTTTAGCATCAACAATTATATAACTACCACTTATAATAAGCAGTATAAAACCAATAATATTTATAATACTTATATTATCATCAGCACCATGAGTAATAAGTAAAAGGCTTAAAAACAACATAGGTATGACTGATAGTTTAAGTATATATTTAAATAAGTCTATATTCATAACATTAATAAGTTTAAAAGTTAAACATCTGAGTATTAGCTATAGTATTATCAACTACTCGAAAAGCACTATACTAATGAACAGGCAATAGTATAGGAGTAACTATAGGAATAGTTGAAGTAGACTTATAACTACTATTACTAGTTGATATACAAGCAATTATTGTTACTATTAGAAGTGCAAATAAAGTAAAATATACTATATATGCAAGTACTCTATGAGTACGATAAGAAACATCATAATCATAAAGAATAACATCAATAATTACAGTAACAAATAGAATAATTATAAGTGAGATTAATAGTATAATCATGAGTATTATTAATTTAAAGAAGATGAGAAAGTAGGACTGTCTCAGCAACACTATCTTTAACTTTCTCACCTTCAGTTACACTTACTTCTACATTAGTACAATTATTGTCATTACAATCATACTAATTATTCCGAGAATAATCTCAAAGTCAGCACATTTATTATATTCTTTTTGATTAAACATATCTTTATTTGTTTTATTATTATTATAACTTTTATTAGTTAGTGTACCATTATCTGTACTACTCATTTCATTCGCAGTACGAACTATTTGTGCAACAAATAGTGAAGCATTGGTTCTCCATTACTAACTATATTATATATGTATATCTATATAAGATATAAAGAATTTCATAAGTATTTGATAGCCAATTAGTTAG